GCACCGCGCTTCAAGGTACGCAGACAGGGTTATCAGGACTTAACCAAGCTATCAGTGGTCAACAGGCAGGTATGCAAGGCGCAGGGATTGGTTTGCAGGGTGTTAATACGGCACTGAGTGGCACAGCTCAGAATATGCAGGGGGCAGGGATTGGTTTGCAAGGTGTAGGTACCGCGCTTCAAGGTACAGCTCAAGGAATGCAGGGAGCGCAAACAGGTCTAGCGGGTGTAGGCGCAGCAACTAGCGCGGGTCAATACGGACTAGCAGGACTAAGCACTCAACAAGCGGGTCTTGCGGGTATGAACTCCTCGGCACAGAACTTAGCTGGACTACGCACACAAGACCTCGCAAACCAACAAAGCATTATTGGTACGGAAAACCAAATGGGTCAGCAGATTCAAGCCCGCGACCAGCAGGTGATAGACAACAACATCGCCATGAACGACTACCTCCAAAACCGTCCACAACAAACGCTGGCTAACTTAGCTAATATGCTCAACGGCGTACAAGCCACAGGTACAACGATGTACACACCAAGACCAAATGCAATGGCTCAGACATTAGGTGCAGCAGGTTCATTAGCGGGTATCGTGGGGTCCTTATCAGGCAAAAAAGAGGGCGGGTTACTAAAGATGGCTCAGGGTGGTCAGGTCGGTGGTATTGGTGACTTAGCAGTGTATAATGCGCTCAACGGCATTGCTTAATTAGGATTAGATTATGATGAACTCACCCCCAAACTTCTCAGTTGAACAGTTACTACACGCACGCCAGAACGGCGTGCCTGATTATGTAGTAGTCCCTTTATTGCAAAAAACAATGGCACTAAAACAAGCCTCAGCCCAACAAGCAGCACTTCAAGGCGCACCACAAAAAGCCCCGCCTATCGCGCAACAAGTCTTAGGCGCAGCACATCAAGACCAACAGGCGGGTATCGCTGCGCTACAAGCGCAACACGCCATAGCGCAAGACCCACAGGCACTACCAGAAGGTCACGCAGGTGGCGGGATTTTAGCTTTCGCTCAAGGTGGCGGAATGCCCGAAGGCGATGGGAATGTAGGTGAGCAAGTGGGTGATTATTTAGGCGGTGGTATTCAATCCCTAGCTCCTGAAGGCTCCGCGCCACAGACTACTAGCCCAGCTCCAGCGCAAGACCCCGATGAAACCGATGAGGTGGCTATTAAAAAGCGTATTGATATGCTGCATAAGTTTATAGGCGAAAACCCAGCCAACGCTGAAATGCAGAAAGTGTATGAAGAACGCCAAAAAGGCGCAGAGGACAGTAAGTCTAAAGCACCTTGGATTGCTTTGATGAAAGCAGGTGCTGCGATGGCGCAGACTAAATCACCGTACTTCATGTCCGCATTGGGCGAGGGTCTAGGCGCGGGCGCAGATGAAATTGAAAAACAAGACGAGTCCTATAATAAACAAATACACAGCGCACAGGACTTAAAAGTTCAACTAGCGCAGGCTAAACGCGCTGAAGATATGGCAATTATGAATCATGGTTACGCTAGTTTAGAAGCCAAACAAGCCCGTGAACACGCAGCGGCGGTGAAAGCTGAAGTAGATAGAGAAAAGATGCAAAACCAACGTGAGATGCAACAGGAAAGATTAAGCCAACAAGCAGATTTAACACGGGAAAGAATCCAAGCGTCAAAAGATAATGCGGCTTTAGCTCATAGTATGTCAGGTGGTATGCGTGGGGCTATGAGTGCAAGCGCACAACAAGCGCACATAGATAGGGATGCAGCGCGATATAATCAACTACTAGACCACCGAATCTCCGCATGGGAAAACAACCCAATGAATGTCAATAAGACAATGGACGAAGAAACTTATAATAATATACTCCGCATGACAGACAAAATGTTCTATGCTAAGACTAATTCAGGGGGTAGTTCAAAAGACCCTGCGCCGACTAAACCGAAAGCTACCCCTGTCTTTAACGCTGCATCTAAATACGAATAGGCTCCTATGTACTCACCAGAAAAGCTCCAATCTATACTGGCTAAGGCTACTGCGGCGAAAGACCAACCAGCTATTGACGAAATCAACGCGGCTATCTCAGCACTAGACGTGGGGTCAGATGCCCCGCAGACGTCTAATAAGCCCGTTGAACTAAGTAAGCCTACACACACGACTGAGCATCTTAAAACCATGTTGGCTAAAGCCTCCGCAGCGAAAGACCAACCAGCTATTGACGAAATCAACGCTGCTCTAGCTAAGAACTATGCCTACCAAGACGAACATGGCGGGATGCTAAATGCCGCGTCAAAGTCTTTATCTGATTGGGGCGGTGAGGGCTTTACTAAAGGTTTAGGTGTTGTTCACGAGTTGATTGGAGATAAGGTCGGGGCGCAGGAAAAGTATAAACAAGCTGAGAATGAAAAAGCAGGTAGTGAGCAAGATTACACACCCGCTACGGATGATTATGTCCAGCATCAGTATGACACACGCGGTCCTGTTTATGGGGCTATGGCTAAGGTTAGACAGAAAATGGGTGAGCCATTAGGCTCTATGGCGGGTTCACTCCCTAATATGGTGGGTACACCTGCGTTGTTAGCCGCAGGTCCTGCTGGTGCGGTGGCTGGTGCGGGAATTTATGGTGAATCTGCTTTGCGCAATGCAGGTAAGTTACACGACGAAGGGGCTACGCCAGGAAAAGCCTTACTGGGGGGTATTGGCGAAGCAACTATTGAAGCCTTCTTCCCTAAATTCCTAAGCGGCGCAAATAAAATTGTCAGTAAGGTACTACCTAAAACCGCTGGCGTAGCTGAGAAAGAAGCTGTGCATAATGCGGCTAAAGAGGGCATGGTAAGTGAGATTGAGAGGCTAGGTATCAAGGGTGACGCGCCACTAAACTTCAAAACTAAAGCACAGATATTTAGAGCTGGCGAAGAAGCCGCACGCGGGGTAGCTGACGGTGTAGTTACAGGTCGCACTAAGAAAGAACTCGCAGGGCAGTTTGCTAAGAATGCGGTAGCTAATGAAGCGGCTTTAACAGGAATGGGTGTAGCCAGTGAAGAAGTTAGACGTTTAGCTACCACGCCTGAAGGTAAAGATACCAACCACGTTTCGTGGGGTGATGTTGGGGACATAGCTCAAGAGTCTGCGTGGCTTGCAGGTCCTTTTGGCGCGGCGCATACAGCATTTAGTAATCCCAATGTAGCAGAGGTCAAGATAGCCAACGAAGAAGCTGAGAAATATACCCCTGAAAGTAACCCTGATTATCAGGCGGCTAACGAAGAAGCCACAGCACAAGACCGCGCAGAGCGAGAAGCGGCTGAACCCGCAGTACGCAAAACAGCTAACTTATCCCCAGAAGAAAAAGCCGCCAAGCAAGCAGAGTGGCAGGGTCATGTGCGCCAGATAGCTGTGGATGACTTTCATAAACATTACCCAGGGGAAGATTTCAACGCCTTACCGCCAGACCTACAAGATAGCTGGCATAGCGCGTACAATAACTTACGCAACATAAAAAACGTAGATAGAATACCTGACGATAAACTAAGTGCTAAACTGGTAGATTTTAAACCTGCAGTGAAACCACTTAAAGCTGTACATAACCACATGAGTGGCTCAGAAGTCATCATGCCAACAGACCCTGTAGAGTTGGCAGCGCGTTCTGTTGTGGGTAAATATGTTGAGGGTGGGCATAACAGCACAGTGTTTGATAATGCTGTTGAAGCCTATAGTAAGTTGCATAATGTTCACCCCGATAGTGTTAGCCAGCGGGCGTATGAAATAGCTTCAGCACAAAGACCATACCACCCAGCAGTTAAGAGCCTAGCAGATGAGCTTGTTGTAGGGGGTGATGTAGCTGCCCTAGAGGATGGTTCGCGTACGCCTTCAGTTAATCCTGAGTGGTACAACAGCGGTGCATTTAAACCTATCACAGCAGACGGGAAAGTAAATCTTACCACGCCCAGTATTACGGCTATTAAGGTCGCCGCAGACAAGTATCACACGCACCAGATACTCACAAAAGGTCAAGAGAACATTATTCGTGGGTTAGACGCTGTCGCTAAACAAAAAGAAGCCGAAGCTACAGGTAGAGAAGAAATCCCAGAAACCCAACCTGCTCCTGTAGCAGCACATGCGTTTGAAGCACCTAGTGTGCAGACTGAAAGCGCACCACCTGTTGAGCCTATAAGTGAAACCCCTACACCCGAAGTTGCACAAACGCTGCCTTCAGTTGTAGTCGAACCCGAACCTACTAAGCAGGATTTAGGGGTAGAGAAACCCAAAGTGTTTAACATGCTGTTTGATGAGTTTACAGAACTGTATCCAGACGAGGCGTATAAGTTACCTAAAAACCATTTAATCTCTATTTATGAAGCTGAAGCTGAAACGGCTGCGAAAGTCGCAGCAGAGAAACGCGCAGCGAACATTGATGGTATTGAGATACATAAGGTGGCGCGTCAACGCCTAGATACTTGGTTGAAGTCCGACCAGTCAGAGCATATAGCCAATGTGCTGGAATCTATGCCTGAATTTGAATTAGCGCGATACCCACAAGTAGCTAAGGACTTATATACCGCCGCGAAAAACCCCAGGGCTAAGCAGGCTATCCATGACCTAATGGTAGAAAGCTCTAACAAAGACCCGTGGTTAAAGTTTGTCAATGACCTATACACAACTAAAAGTGTTGTTGCACGGCTTAACGGTATGGCAGACGACGCGGTACGCACACTGGCTGCGCGTTATAGAGATATTGGTCCTGCTCGTGCTGGACGCATGGACATTTCAGATTTGCGTGATGTACTTGTACCTAACATATTAGATGAAGCCATTGGGAAAGATGTACTCACTAAAGAAGCCAAGAAAACGCAGGGTGATATATTCAGCGTAGAACAACATGTACTAGAAGAACCCAAAATCACAGGCGAGCCAGGACCCGATGTACCCTTCTCAAAAGCGCAAGAGCCTGTAGTCAACGCCCATACATCAGACTCATTAGGTCATGCTATCAATGCGGATTTGACACCTCGCTATGGTGCGGATTTTACTCGTCGTTTAGCAGATACAGGTAAGTTTGAAATCACACCACGCGAAGATATCGCTCAGTCACATGGCGAAGAAGCCGCGCAAGCTAAGGCATTCTATGACCCGCAAACAGACATCACACACTTAATCCCAGAAAACATCGAACAAGGTGAAAACCTACATGGGTTAGTGCTGCATGAAGTAGCAGGTCACGCGCTGAAAATGGGTGAAATAGATAAAGGTTGGCAAACAATCCTTGACCATGCAGTGAGACTTACTGACCACGACACACCATTAGGTAGAAAAGTCAGAGCCAGCATAGATTCAGCTAAAACGCCTAAGCACCAAGTACGCGAAGAACGCCTAGCCTATTTACTCGAACACCACCCTGAACTCACTATCAGCCAACGCGCTGTGGCATGGATACGCGCTGCACTTAGAAAGATTGGTGACAAGTTACCCGGCGCAGAGAAGTTCAAATGGAACAAGTGGGCGAATGAATTAGATGCAAAAGACCTTGCCTATATGGCGAGTAAAGTCCTCCGCAAAGCTCCTGAAAACCTAAAACGTGAAGTGAAGTCAAGCAGTGAGGGTATCAAACTCTCAAAACGCGCAATACCTGAAGAAGAATGGTTATCAAATTTAGGTGCTACAGTCAACTCGCGTGCAAAAGACACTACACCCTTAACAGCTAAATCTGCAATTAGTAAAATGGTCAAAGCTGTGCGTGACCAGATGCAAAAAGATATGGATACTAACTGGAACTTAACCAAGTTCTTATCTGATGCTAACCTAGGCAAAATCACCTCTGATGGGAAGCTACGCGGTGACGTTCTTATTAACACCTTCAAACAGTCTGCTAACATTATCGGCGAAGGGCTTGAAGCTGGTAGTGTGACACTCGATAAATCGGGGGTTATGAAAACCCTAAAACTTGCTCCGACGATGTACAAAGGCAAGCCAATTACTACCTCACTAACTTCGCTTAATAAGATTCTAGGTGAGAATAAGAAACTCGCTGACCCATATAAAGCCTATCAAGATGTTGCCTACGTCCTTGATGCTGTTGACCAAGCGAAACGTGACCCTAAGAAGCTACCTAAACAGCTTCGTGACCCTGTGGTATTAGAGCAAGCAAAAGCTAAGGCTATTGCTATCCGTGAAGCGAACCCTGAGATTAAAGCAGCACTCGAAATATGGCGTAAAATAAGCGCATCACTAAATGACCTTCGCATAGATAGTGGACTTATTGACCATGAAACAGCTCGCATCTTTAAAGAGTCGGAGAACTACGCCCCACGCTTTATGTTGCGTGAAGATTTAGACACCAAACTTGAACCTCCAGCAGGTAGCGGTGCTACGAAGATTGGTCATACGCAAACAAAAATCTTCCACGAGCGCAGTCCAAATTCAGACCATAAAGTTGACCTATTTGACAACATGATTCGCCAGTACACCAGCACCATTCTTGGGGCTTATGCCAATTCAACTAAGAAGGTAGTCGCAGATAACTTAGCCACCGCTGGGGGCGCAGAGTTTGTAGGGCGGGTAAGAAACCCTGAAAATCAAGGTAACCTAGCCGTGATGATTGACGGTAAACGCCAGTTCTATAAATTATATGACCCTGCTATCTTTAGTGCGCTCACCACTATGCACCCAGAACTTGCTTGGTATATGCAGGTGGGTAAAGCCGCGACGAAAACCTTACGTTACTCGTCCCTAAACTCCGTAGTATTCCACGCCTATGAGCTTGTGCGTAACACCTTAGCCGCGACGATGTATTCTAATGTTGGGTTCATTGGTCCTTGGAACGCCGTAGCTGAGATTGGTCGTATGGGCTTTAACAGAAAAGGGAATGATGTCATTAACCTGCTGCATGACTATGGTGTTGTAGGTAGAACCGAAGGGGGCTTTACCCCAAGCGACAAAGGCGCGATGCTTAAACACTTCGGTGATACCTCACATAATAAAAGCAAACTCACACGCGGCTTGAACAAACTCGACGATATGCTGCATGGGATTCATGTGGTGGTTGACGCTTCAACTAGAGCTGCGGTATATCGCAAAGCCTTCAAGAAAGCCAAGAAAGAAGGTAAATCAGACCACGCCGCACAGACCTACGCGATTATGGAAGCGAGAGAAATTATCAACTTTGCTATTAGCGGGGATTCCTCTTTAGCCCACAGCGCACGGGTGCTTGTGCCTTTCTTTAGTGCATCAACAAATGGCTTGATGAAAGCATGGACAACGGCTACTGCTAGAGATTTGCCTAAGTCCCAGCGTGCTGAAGCTCAGAAGTTGTTTGCAGCTAAAGCGGGTGGGCTTGTTGTACTCAGCTACATCGCCGCACAGTATATGGCGGGAAATAAAGAATACGCTGATATGTCCGACCAAGACAAACTAAGCAACTTTATTGTCCACACAGGCGAAAAAGACAGTCCTTGGCGTAAAATGAAAATCCCACATGAGATTATACCTCTGTGGGCGTTGGGTAATATGCTTTCTCAAATGCACAACAAAACAGCCGATGGGGCGCAGCTTACTAAGGCATGGCAAGGTATTGCTAAAAACACAATGTTCTCGGTAACACCTCAAATAGTAAAAATACTCGCAGAGCCAGCGGCTAACTACGACTCCTATTTGGGTCAACCTATTGAATCCGCAGCGGACAAACACGCCCTTGTGCAGTATAGAGGTGAAAGCCGTTCTAGTGAGGTTATCAATAAGCTCGCGCAGTGGTCTACTGACCAAGGTGTTGCTATGTCCCCTGCAAAACTAAACCATGTATTGAACTTGACCTTCAGTAACTTCGCGGCGGCTGGTACAGCATTGGGCGACCACTTAATACGCGATGCGGATTCACCTCAACGCACGCTACGCGATAACCAGACTTTCTGGGGTAAAGTATTCACTATGAGTCCTACAGAAGTTAATATGGAGCGTACAGGTGATATTGATAAGTTCTACACCGCGCTAGACTTAGCAGACGGTACGCGCAAACGTTTAGCAGATTTACAGCATGACAATAGACCTAAAGACATTAAAGCCTTCCTTGCTAACCCTGAGAATATACAACAGCTCGCAGCGGCTAAGATGCTCAATAAGCAGGTGAAAACTATGTCAGCGTTGAACGCCCAGATTCGCCAGTTAGACTATGAGAGTGGTAAGAATATGTCACGCGAAGAACGCCTAGCGAAGAAGCATGAAATCAACATGCAGAAAGCAGCGTTTGCCAAAGAAGCTATGAAAGCGTATCACGAGTTGATGAGCAGCAAATAAAAGAAAAGCCCTGTGATGAGCAGGGCTTTTTGGTGCTAGGCTTCTCGGCTTACTTCATTGAGCAGAGGTTTAAGGCTCCGCTTGATATGTAGTGCCATTAAACGCTCTTTACGTTCTTGAAACTCTAACCCTTCGAGTAAATACACGGTGTTAGCGCGTTGTGCTTGGCAGTTGCGCCAAGCACAACGCGGTTGATTAAGTCACATTCATTCGAGAAATGGTGGCTTTCAGTAGTTTTACCCTCACGAGACACCACAACAGCATCGGTCATTGGGTGGAAGTCCAACCGCATATCGGAGCGCACCTTTGCTTGAGCTTCTTTTTCAAGCTGTTTCTTTTCAAGCTGGATATAATAGAGTCGTACTTGCTTACCTATATCATTGTTCTGCACCATAGCAATCTGCTTTGCCATATCGGGGGCTATGAAGTAGTCGATAGGCTGGAAGCCACTATATTCGCCGCCGTCCGTTTTGGCGACGGTAATATAATCCACATTTTCTACAAAGCTATACTTTTCAATACGCTGTCTAATCCAATTAGAGAAGTCACGACCCACACATAGACATTCATGTAAGTCTCTAGCATTAACAGCGTTAATTAAGGCACCTTCTCTATGTGGGGCTAAGGTTTTGTTCAATGTAGCGAAGGTTTTTGTGTCTAGTAATTTCATTTTCTTTTCCCATAAAAAAAGACGCTCTGCTTTAACTGGGTGGAATTAGCCGAATAATATGCTACCAGTTATGCTTAACGTCTTTGTTTAAGTATTCGTTTAGGTGATTCCACTCACAGCACGCAATGTACAGATATACCGTGAGGTTGTCAAACAAATCTCGTGGCTGAATTTTCAGCCACCAATAAAAAACCCCGAAACTCAGATGGGTCAAGCATCTAAACATCGGGGCTGAGAGTATAAACTCTTAGATTTTAAAACGCCTTGACCACGCAAATCTAAAAATTCATGCCTTTTATACCAAAGAATGTGTGGTAGGTCAAATAAAAACCCTGAGTGCCAAAACACTCAGGTAAACCATTAACTTTTAAAGGAGGACAAATGAATGCAAATTCATTACGGATGATTCTAGCCCTGTTTTCCCACTTCGTCAACAAGTTTGTTTATATACCATTGTGCTTTTTTAATATCCTCGATGCCATTCTTCTGTTCATATCGCCACAGGTATTTAATCACATTAGCAACGCACGCTGCTTCGATACCTTTTTTGTTCACCACAGCCGCTTCTATAGCATCAATACACTCAACCCCTCCGCTGGTGTAATGCTGTGGGTGATTCACATTGTCTTGTGGTGCATCTTCATAGGTTTCGTAATTAAACATCTTCTTTCCCGCTTCTGTTAGCGCATAGCGCATGTAACTATTAGATTTCTGGGATTCTACCCAACCACTTTTTGTCAGGCGTGTTATCTCGTTATAGCATGTGCGGTAGGTGGTCTGCGCTGCGTCTGCTAACTGCCTTATTGTTAATGGCTTATTTGGGTGTGTGGCTAGTAACCTTGCTATATATCGTGGTCTTGTTTCATTAACGGGTCGCATTGGTCTCTCCGAATATGCTGGGGGCGATACCTCGTAGCTGTGCGCGTATGTCATTTGCCACATTTCTGATTTCCCACTGGCTCTCACTACCTGAGCGCAACTTAATAAAATCTGCCCACGCTTGGAAATTACCCGTAACAATCAATTCAGTCTCTGAACAGGTTGGAAGCACCATTCTGGCATCTTCTTTCTTTACTCCCTCTGCTAATAGGTTTGTGTAAACTGCATAGCTCATTTCAATAGCGGTATTAAAGTATTTCAGCTGCTTGCTGTTTGTAATCGCGTCAGGGATAACAATATCTGACTTGGTTTCATCGCAATACCGTTGTGAGCGTTGTAAAAAATCCAAATGCTTACTCCTTACGAATTGGTGTGAGCAAGCTCTTGATATTCCCGATACATGAAACGTAGCGTGGGCGAAGCGGAGCGTAGCTAGATGACCTTTATCTACACAATGCGCGGCGCGTTTGATGTTTTTTTCTCTATCGTCGCTTTGCGAACCATAGCAGATTCCAGCCATTTGTCCGATAACAAACTCAGGGTCATTAGTGTGGTTTAGGAGTAAGATTTTCATGTTTTTGCACCTTGTTTATATGGTAGTTAAGTTTAACTAAAAGGTTGATAGAGGGTTTTAACTCAGTAGGTGACGTGCTGTAATCAACATACCTGCGCTGTATCACCGCGCCAATCGGCATCAATATCAAATTATCAATGTCAAAATTACGACTATCCCCGTCTAAGAATACAATTCCGTGATTAGGTGGTAGCTGTTTTTTATGGTGCTGTTCCCATACCAAAATGTGTTTACAGCGAAAATAGCTGTTTCCCATTGTTTTTTCTTCACAGCGCACTTCGATAAAGCCATTTTTATTTACGCGCTCATAACCAACCTCTTTTGTATTTGAGTTATACATCCCGCCAAACCTTGCATAATGACCACCACGATTGTTATTTAAGCACTTTAAGCTGTTGCGTTTGCACACCTCGTTGATTGCTTTTTGTGACACACATGTATCAAATGTTTCATTAAAATCAATCGTCAATTGTTCCCTAGTCGTCCGTTGGTTTGCAGCAAGAAAAGCAATCTGTTCTGGTGTGTAGCGGTGAACTTGCACCATATCTACTACTCAAATGAAAAGATAGCAGGCAGTGTTTTACGCTCATAATTAGGTGTATCAAACATAGCATTCTGAGCATCAAGACTTAATCTGGCATTGGAAACAATTGTATTACCAATGGAAGTGATTGCTCTACTTCTATCAATTTCTGTTTTTAATTCCTCGCTGTTCATATCTTCGTTTCCAAGGCGTTCAAGCTGGGCGAATAAGTGATTGTTTAAATCAGATAGTTTATTTTTCATGTTGTCTCCTAGTAACGGAATCTGTTTAATGCGCGTGTACGCATAGGTGGTGGTAAAGGTAATTCATTTTCTGGTGTGCGTTCCTCTCGCGCTGTAGGTTCTAATGTTTCTTTTGCACTTTTTGAACACTTATCCGTGTGTAGTTTGCTGGTTCTATTCTGCTTACATATAGGGCATCTGTACATCATGGGATAAGTCCTGTTAATTTAAATACCACAGTCATAAGGAGCAACGCTGTGACGAATCCATTAGCAAACCCTGATTCATAGTCAGGGAGTTTTAAATTCTTGTAATCTCTACTAAGTTGTTTCATTCATCCTCCGTTAAAATCTTGTCTGTAACTAATTTAATGCACCTCACGCCTGTTCCTGATGTCGCGTCTAGTTTGAAACTAGAGGTAATGTCCGCGCTGGCTTCTTCTTTTAACATATCAATCAGCGCATTATAAGGTACGCCTTTAGTCGTACACCACTGACGTAAGCAGCTTACACCTACATACATGTGATTATGGCTAACTACACGACGTACATGAACCACGTTACTTGGTGGCGACTGCTTAATACTTACTTTGTTTGCTATCATTGTCGTGACCATTGTGAAAGGAGCCATATCGTGCAGGAACTCTTTAAACTGCTCCATTAACGTCATACGATTGCTCGTAGCATGCCCAATAGCTTCTCGGCAGAACTTCGCTACCCATTTAGTAAATACTTCAAGGTCAATGTCGTGAATCCCTAAGCGTTTACTTACTGTCGCGCCCATAAGAGCCGTTGCACAGATAGCTGAGTAATATCTTTCGCGTGAGGTTAAGTCAACACGTTTATCGAATACACGGCGGATTTCAAGTAGCTCTCTACGGCATTCGTCAGCGTTCACAACGTAATGCTTGAGCAGCATATCACCCACAATCCCATAGCAGTTTTGAATATCCTCGCCGAATAGTTGGTCAGTCATAGCCTTGTTGTCTGCGGCTTGAATCTCAGGGTCAGCATGGATAGGCAGCTCCATCACACGCATTGCTTCACCATCAGCCACTAATTTAAACTGTGTCATCAACTGGTGCATACCGTTGTTTCCCGATGTAATGACAGGCACGCACCAGCTCGTTGTATTGGTTCGCATCTTATTGACTTGAGATTCCATACGGTTTCTACCTCGCCCTGAGCTAACATCGAATACAAACTGACAGGCTTTATCAGGAGCCATAGTAGTCAACTCATCTACGCAAAGAACAATATGCCTAAGCACACCGAGATGGTGGAATACCGTCAACTGCTTATCATTAAGATTCCATAGTGAGTCTTTATCAGGTCTACCCCACACAGAAGTACAAACGTGTTGAACAGTTGATTTACCCACACCAGACTCTTTATTGACCAGATGCAGTACCGCGCCGTCGATGTTGTTTCTAAAGAATGAGAATAAAGGACTACCCATGCTTAGGAATACAGCAAATAGCCGTGCTTCTTGGTTAGGTCGAGCGTGGATAGCAAATATCTCCTGCCATTTAGCCAGCATCCAAGCGCGTTTTCCTTGTTCATCTGAGCCATAAGGGATTTCAGTTAGGTTCTTTAAACCATACATATCTGATGCTTGCTGCGCGGCAGCCGAAGGTAAACTAAATTCTACCTCACCTGTGGCTAAATAGCGGCGCGTACCTAATACGAATGAGGTGTATCCATCTTCCCACCCAAAACTCGCGGGGCATTTTATCTTCTCCGTTGTGGCTTGCAACTTTGTAACGTAGGCTTTTATATAACTCATAAGTTCTGGATATGATGGCGCAGCAACGCCGTGCTTAGATAAGGTTTCAGTAAAGGAAGCCAACGCCGTTACGCTTGTTAAAGGCAGGGCAAATCGCTTCATAGGTTCTCTAGGCTGCTTCATGTGGATAACCACAATCTCACCCTCTACAGGGTCAACCTGCAAGGAGTCTACCCACAAATCATAGGGATAAACCACCTTACCTTGTAGCTCTTGTAATGATGGAATTTCACCATCATCAAGCGTATCAATCCGTGCGCGTTTATATACCCCACCATCTACACCACGCAGATACGGGCTAGGGTACATTTCAGCAGGGATGATAATTGTTGTATCTATGCCCGTATCTTCATCGACGATGCTGATGATATTGTCCTCTGGTTGGGCTTCTGGGTACACCATGCACACTTTGATAGGGCTATGAATATCTTTTTTGTGTGGGCAGTTATCACAGTAGGACTTCCCATTCTCAGGCACAGGTATCAAGTGTGACATGTAAGAGAACGCACTTCTGAAGGTTTCGCAGGTATGTGGAGCTTCAATACGCACTGCTTTATACTCCGTTTCCTCTTTGTTATACCCTTCGTAGCGTTTAGAAATCTGATGGATAGCTTCGTCTTTATCATTACAAAACTGCGCGATAGATAATGCACTGCGCCACTGCGGCTCACTTAAATGCTCTTGGTACTTATAGGCAATACCTAACAGCGCACAACCTCTGCCCTGCATGGATAAGATTAACCCGTGTTTAAACAGCTTGTGCTGTGAGTTCGCACTAAGTATGGCGGTAGTCACCGCATCGGTTGGCTTTTTAAGGTACGCCATTTCCAACTCAGCAAAGCTATCACGTTCAACGTAACATAACAAATCCTTAAATAAACTTAGCTCTATAGCAGGTGCTAAGTAAGCGCATACCGCCATTTTAGGGTTCATTGGGTCTTTGTTGTTAAGCGTATCTGGTGTGCGTAGTACCCGCGCTGCGTCTGCGGTGCAGTTATGGTCTGCATAGAACTTGTGTTCGACACACATAGCCTTTAAGTGGTTTGCAACCCTAACCCATTCTGTCGCGCCAATAGCTTCGGTCAATACCCAGTAAGCATGGATACCATTACCACTGTCCACAATAGATGGCATGGGCAGCTCAAATATAGCGCAGAAGCGTTTAAGTTCTTCCGCGGCTTGTTGTTTATCACGATACTGCTTTAAATCCACATCAACGAAGAAGGCTTTGTGTTTGGCGGTATCACCCATTGACGCTTTACGGCGTTGCTTATTTGTAGATGCAACGCAATGAAATATGTTCCAAATCCCCGCTGGTGGGTTAGAGGTTGCGTCTACAAGTTCATCTAGCGAACTGTGGAATTTTTGTTGCTGCTTCTCAACAGGACTTTCTGGTGATGACTTACCCAAATAGAACGAGCAGTAATACTGGTTTTCTTCCAGCTTAGGTAAGACATGGGTTAAGAAGGTTTTTTTATCTATTATCATTATGTCCTCCAAAAAAGAAGCCCTCGATGCGAGGGCTTCAAGAACCGCTTATTATGCCCAGTCGGTTAGGATTTGGTCAATGTCCGTTTTTCCCACTTCGGGTGTTTGTGTTGGTTTCGCTCGCACCGTTGGCTCAGGGATAGCTTCAGATGGCGTAGCCACTACAGGTTGGTTAAATAGGGGTGCTTCAATGGCTGGTACGGCTTGAACAAGGACTACTGGAGCAGCTTGACCACTATAATTTATTGGTGCAATAGCATCTTTAGCATCTGTCCCTGCGGCTTGCAATGCGGCGGCTTTATACTCAGCTTCGCTTAATGGACGCTCTGCTGAGAACACTAACTTAGGTGTTGCGCTGTCCAAGTCAAAGTTTATTTTAGTCACTACCGCGTTAATAGGCATACCATGACCTTTGAGTTTTCTTGTGTACTGTTGTAATGGCATCGCGGTGTCAGTACCTTTACCAAATAATGACGTAGCCGCTAGGGTTAAACCATATACATCGCCTTCGATGTTATCTGCGAGCACCACAGCTAAGCGTTGTGAGAAGCGACACGCTTTAGACTCTCCTTGACCTGAACCTTTGATATTCATAGGGCATTCCATACAGGTGGCACAAGGCTTCATAGGCACCGCTGCATCAGGTTTAACCCCATCATCTGACCAGCAAGTTGGCGGTACATTCACACCTTCTTGGTAAGTACCTTTATAATAAGTACGACTGATGTGTGGGCTTGCGTCAATAACCACGACATTCAAATGGCGGTCAGGGCTTTTAGCCACTTCTTGCCCTTGGCTCATCATACGGAACACACCACCACGAATGGATAGCCGTTTGCCCCCTGCGCTACCTGCGAGTTTAGCTGATACGCTGTCTGTGATACCTGCTAAGTATGAAAGGTCTGTAGTTGTTGGTGCGTTGAATAATGTAATGTTGCTCATTTTAGTTCTCCATTGAACTGTTGATAAAAGTATTTAGTTGTACTTGTGTTACACGAATAGCTCTACCCATACGGGTTGTCTTAATTGCCCCAGCCTTAATCAGGCGGTAGACGGTTGATTCTGCCAAGCTAAGTTGTTTTGCTATATCATGCACAGTTAAAAGCTGCATTGGTGTTTGTTCTTCGCTCACGATTTACCTCCTCTGACGATTGCGCCAATCTTTCTTTGTGTTGTGTAAAAGGCTTCCCTAGCGTCTAAGTGTTCTTCCATAAGCTCAAGACTAACCTCAATCTTGCGTAGGTCTTTACCTGCTAAGTAGGGCTGTTCGCTCCACAAAGAATACACAGGGAAAAACTCATCTTCTTCAACCCATACTTCCATCACACACCAGCCCATTTGTTTAGTCGGTTGATAATGTAGTTGTAGGTTTCTTGGGTGATATTACCGAGTTCTTCGTCAACTACGAACGCCCTATAACCATCCCCGTCTGGGCTAAAACTATAGCTGAATACCACCCTTTGTTCTGTTGGGTATGCGTGAACAACAGCTACATTATTGAGATTAACATAATCAACCTCGCCATCTATTGTCTCGAGTACTAAAATCATTTTGCTTTCCTCACACTAATTGAATACTCCCGTTCTGAATTAAGCCCTGGTGGGAGTTTGTCAGGGTTTGCTGTAATAAATTCTTTAACTCTTGTTTGGTGTAGCCGCTGTTCCATCAGCTCAAACGCATCATTTTCTCTGATGAAGTCCATCATTGATGACCAATCGCTTGTCCAGTATCGTGTCTTGGTTGTTCTAATTACGGTACCTTGACCTGTCTTAATACTATCTGCGTCTGCGTCCTTACAGGCTTCAAGCAGTTTGCTTTGTACTAACTGCATCTGCTGTTTAATGCCTGCATCTTTCGCTTCAAACTCGCGGGTTATCTCGGCACGTTTGTCACGCATCTTGATATATATTTCTACTAATTTACTTGTTGCTACGTCACTCACATTACCCCCTTATGTCCCACTCGCATTCGGCGTTTAAATCATCTTCAGGTTCGTCAGGGATGTAGAAGTCATCAAAATCTTCCTCTAGTAAGTTCCCATCTTCATCGTACTGGTCCTCGTCATACTCAGGTTCTTCCATGTTGTAGTCAGGTAAGTTATATGCCATTGTTTTGTCCTCATGGTTTGTTTAAGTTCTTCAACTTTCCTCAGAAAGTGAGCTTAGTGTACTCGCAATGTTTTTACTCGTCAACACTTTTTTTCACTTTGTTTAACTTTATTTTTCATATAGCTCATTCTTATATAGTCCAAGCAAGTCCATTTGGTGTTCTGAACGTAGTTGCAATGCGGCGTACAACTTCTTTTCAACCCCGCTACCCTGTAAATGAATGACACTACATTTATTTACTTGCCCCGCACGATGCACCCGCGCATTGGCTTGAGCATACGTCTCATAGGAAGTCGTTGGTGACCACCAAACGATGGTATTCGCTGCGTGGAGCGTTACCCCATGTGCTGCGCTTTGCGGCTGGATAATTAACACTTGCTTCTTGCCTGATGTTTGGAATCTATCAAATACTTCTGAGCGTTTATTAAGCGCAATCTCGCCGTGTATCACATCGACCTCGTACCCATCAGCAGATAACTTCTCTTGTAACCTTATAATAGAATGCCTAAAAGTGCAGAATACCAGTACGCTGTGCGAGCTTTCTTCTATGCACGTCACTAGCTCTTTATACCGCGAGCTGCTATCAAACTCGATAACTTCTTTTGTATCCGTATAAGCCGAGCCAGACGCTATTTGTAATAGTTTATTCACCGCAATTGCGGCGTTCATTGCTGTGATGCTCTCGTCGCCTACATCCATTGTCATCTGGTCTTTGAGTTTTTTATAATACATCTTCTGCTGCGCGGTCATTTCCACTTCGCGTGTAGTATACATAAGCTCAGGCAGGTCTAAGCATTCCTCTTTGGTGAAACGTATCGCTGGCTGCATAAGGGCGTGGATGTGGTCGTTTGCTGTGACTTTTGGTCGCCACACGAACTGGCTGGCTTTATACATTACACGGTCTTTAAACTGGTACTCTGATTTGTCTACGCGGTGCGGGTGCATGAGCTTAACCAAGCCATAAGCATCGAGAGGTGACTGCGCGGCGGGTGTTCCTGTCATAAGCCATAACCATGAATCAGGTTGTACTAACTGGTTGATTTGTTTCCAGCGTTTTGTCCCTGCCCGTTTAATAGCAGTTGCTTCGTCAAGTACAATCAAGTCAAAGCCACCTTTAATAAGCTCATCCAATACTACTTCAACGCCATCGTAGTTGATAATAACAATCTCAACATCAGACTGAATTACTTTTTTGCGCGTCTCTCTGCTGCCGTGTGCAATGCCTACACTTCGGTGCATGACGCTCTTAAATAAATCATTCTGCCAAGCGGCTTTCATAATCGACATCGGGCAGATAACCAGCATTCGTTTAATTTGGTTTTGTTTCATTAGATAATCCGCCGCCCATGCGACACTGTTTGTTTTACCCGTATTACCTGATGCAAACACACACCCGTTTCTACGGAACACTAAATAGGTAGAGTCCACCATGAAACAATACTTGAAGCCGTCTGTCGATGGTACTTTCTCCATGACTCTTTTTGGCGAGCCGTCACTTGAAGCCGAGCGTAGATATAACAACCCTGATTTCGCAGGTCTGATGCTTACAGAGTAATGCTCACCATGTTTGTACTTATCAACTCGTGGGTCTTGGGTAATACGCGCTACATGACCTTTTGAATTAAATACTGCCTGCACAAAATCCGCCGACGCTTTACTATTAGACGAAAATCTAGCAAACCTTTCTGTATCTCCTGTGTCTATGGAGCCATCCCACCGAAGTACCTCATCATATATGATGTCTATCTGTTCCTGTGAGCATGACCAGAACTGTGAGTCAAACTCTTTTACTTTTATAGGTGCGTTAAATCTAAATACATGGAACCCTTGTGCTGTAGGTGTATCGCTTTGCGTGACTCTGTATTCAATCCCCGCCGCCAGCAAAATCTCGTGCATGCGCGTCACTTTATGTGGTCGTTTTAATCGCATTATGCACCAGTTAGTCCTGTTGTCTTTTGGAAAATATCCATCAGCTATTAGAGCCACCTGCACGCGCAGAGCTGCGTTAGATATGCTTAATCCTTTACCCCACTGCTGAGAATACACAGCAGGTATCGCCGCCCCGTTAAAAGACACATCAGATATACTACGTTTCCTAAAAACTCTATTTTGATAGTCCTCATGTTTCGCATACAACTGCTCGGCGTTATTCACCACCCATTTATGTGGTGCCTTTCCATCGTGAATAATCATACGGTGCTCGGGACTAAGCATTTGGTCTACGCCGTACTTAGTCTTTATATATATCATTTCATTACAGGGTAGTTTTACATACTCTTTTGGGGTAACAAACTCAATAGCCTTAGTATCTGGGTAGTATTGGGCTACCTCCCCACCAGCGTAAGCGGATATTTTCACCCAACCCGTAGGCGATAGGTATTCCGTGTCCGAATCGACACACCCCATATCTGATAGGATATAGGCTCTTTTATTGAGACTCAAAAACCCTGATGATATTTTCTGGTGCTTGAAGGGTTGGTACATCCCCGTCCACTGGTAATCACGCTCGATAAGCGATGGCGTTTCTTTAAAGCCTAAATTGTGTAGCACTTTACACTCATCCTGTCCCCAGTGAACTAGGACTTTATTATGCTCAATGAGCTTTGACTTTGGGATAATTGAGGTGATGCGCTCAGGGTAGTCTGTTTCTACCAGCAGAGCTTTGTTTTGGATAATTTCCATTAGCGGATTCCTTTAAATATATGGGCGATGACATCAACTGTCCACGAGTTGCCGAGGGCTTTGTATCGCTGTGTGTTACTCACACCCGCAGTGTAATTATCAGGGTATGTTTGCAATTTTTCACACTCAATTGGCGTTAGCTTTCTAAACTTTACATCTTTTACAGGTGTTCTTTGTGCTAACGGTTCGTATATCACCACGTTGTCTTTTTGTACAGTGGTTAAACAATTCGACTTGCCAGTATGTCTTTGTTCCACATATTGCTGGGCTTTAATGTCTTTGTTGTAGTCATCGCGCACGCCACGTTCATTTACTCTGCGCCCTAAGATAGTGGCAATATACGGCGGTTCATCAAATACAAGTTGTCTGCGGTGCTTTTCAAAATAGGATTTCAAGTTCCCACCCTTCCAATAGTTTGCGTCGATGCAATGCGCTTTGTCTCGGTCAACCCAGCCATCTTCAAGGATGTCTTTAACATGGATACCTAGGTCATCAGGTTGTGTGATATCTTCTATGTTTGTCCAATATAATCGTTTCCTGTTTTGTGCTGATACTAACGCTGAGTTAATCATAATTGGCTTTACACCAAGGGCTTCACTAATCACGTCTTGGTATTCTCGCTTCATCACCACATTTTCTAATAGAAAGTATTTGGGTTTATAGTGTTTTAGTACCTCGACATATTTAAAGAACAGTGCGCTGCGCGGGTCATCGAAGTTTAATTGTTTACCTGCAAAACTAAACCCTTGGCATGGGCTACCTCCGATAATCAAATCAATCTCACCTAAATTCCACTCTTGCCATTTGTTTATATCCCCTAACTGTATGGTGGCTGGGTGGTTCTTTTGCGTTACTTGGATTGCATACTTGTCAATCTCTGCTGCGTAGTATTTACTTACTGGGATTCCTGCGCGTTCTAATGCTACGCGACCTGCTGATATACCATCAAACAGACTTAAAACTTTCATATCTTTTCTCCTTAGTCATTAGGTAAAACCTAAGAAGCCCTGCGTGAACAGGGCTTGGTGTTTATACTGATTCAAGTAGTTCAAATAACTGCGGTTTGTTTTGTGTTCTATCGAAGTACCATGCCCTTACTGCTTGCTGGTCTTTCTTCTTTTGGGCAGCGGCTACGCGGATAGCGAAGGATTCAATTAGCTCTTGGTGCTGCTGCATAAACCCTTCATTCATACCTACATCGCGTGCGTACTGCCTAATGGCGGCTACGGGTAGACTAACCATCACGCTCTCGCTCCGTATACTTCATACTTTTCTGCTCCCTGGGTCAGCGTTCTTAACTGTTTTGCCTTTCTTTTGTGAGAAGGCTCTGTTTACTTCGGGGTCAACCAAGCGCAGATTACTTGCCTTGTTTGTTCCACCTTTACTTAAAGGTTTTTTATGGTCAATGTCTTTGCCTTTGCGGTTAATACCCTTGGCATCTAGCGCACGTCTAGCGCGTTGCCGTTCAGCTCTGCGTTTCTTCGCTTCGGGGTTTTGCTGCTCTAACTCGTACTCGTGTTTGGTATCACGGTCTTTTGGGTTTTTATACGGCATTGGTATCACCTCTATACATCGTCCACCTCGTCGTAGTATTTAACCAGCGAATTTTTTGTGTGCGTGTAATATCTACCTGATTCACTTAACGTTTGCACTATGTCAAACTCTGTATTCATAATGCCCGTTGTTGTACCAAGCGATTTTACAACGTGTCCTTCCCCTGTTTCACGGCTTTTCCACAAACTACCTACTGTTATTGTCATACTCGTCTCCAAACATATCGTTTATTACCCAATCCCCTAAACAGTGTCCTATCACCCATGCTAGAACTAGCACTATAAGTCCTGTACCTATCATACCTGCTTGAATTACATTCATGTATTACCTTCTCCCGTTATATGCACAATCAACAACAGGACACCACGCCCTACATAGCCCATTGGGGCTTTTATTAAATACCCCTGTTTCATAAGCTACTGTGCGTCTATGTAGCACTTCGTCAAGATTTTCAAATACCTTAAATCTGTCTTTAACTTCATATTCTTTTGTTATGGTCTCTCGACACACAACGTAGAGCAACATTCCTTTGACTTTCTCAATCTTAGGGTGAAGTAAAAACACGCACGCTGCCATGAGTTCAAGCTGTAGTGGGTCGGCGTATTTCGCGCTCTTGCCTGTTTTGTAGTCCACTACATAGGCTGTTTTAGTTTCGCTGTCTACAATTAAGAGGTCAGCCACACCACGAAACCATACATCATCGCTAAAGAAATCACAAGGTCCAAACACGCCATTGCTACGAGTGATACCCATTTTGCGTTCAACATACTTTTCTCCATTGATTGCTTTTAATTTATCAAGCCACTGTTTAATGTATCCAAAGCGTTCTGGAATCTCGATTCCTGTGCCAATGTAATCCTCAGCCGCTTTATGCAGTTCAGTACCATATAAAATAGCTTCGCTGTCCGGGTCGCGTGGAATATCTTTTGCTATTCGTTCTCGATAGTACCTGTGCGGACATTGTTTGAACGTACCTAAAGAGCTATAGCTCCATGCGGATATTTTATATGGTGGTTGCTCTGACATTCACTTGTTCTCCTAGTTGGTGTTTTTGCATCTCAATGATGCACATTGATAGTCGCAGTGCTTCTGCTGCGAGTAGGCTATATTGCATGGACTCAGCTTTGTCACCTAAGCTGTATAACGTTGCTTTCAAATCGTCGAGTTCGTCTATCCAGCTTTTTAGCAACTCACCTAAGTTCATTCTCTTACTCCTATGGCTTTTAATTCAATCGTTACTATTGCGCCGTCATCTTCAAGATAAACTTTATCTGCTTGCAATTTGAGGTATTTATTGCCCCCAGTGGGTAATGGTACGACATTATACAAGTCAACCTGTGAATCAGGGTGAAATCTTTTCAGTTGTTCCATTAAGTCATGCAGTCTCATTATGTTCTCCTTTGTCCAAGCGTGCTTTGGCTAATGTGTCGCTGTACTTATCAGGGTACCGAGCTTTAAGTTTCTCGATATTATCTGTGGCTACATCCTGCATTGAAAAGCCTATCGTGGTACACGCAAGCGACACAAACCATAAGATGTCGCCGAGTTCTTCATAAACATTAGCTTGGTCTAAGGTTTGATTGTACACGAGGTATTTTTTCACTGTATCAGTGAGTTCACCTACTTCTCCAGCCAGCCCTAATGTCGCGTGCATAAGGTCAAAACTCATGTCTTGGTGCTTTGCTGTGCGGTCAGCGAGTTGTTGATATTCATTTAAGTTCATCTTACACATCCTTCAATGTTCTGCCCCAACCACCTTCGGCAGCGAGTATGATGCCTGGTAGCCATGTAGGCGTTTTGGTTAATTCATCAAGCATAAAATCATAGGCTGCTTGAGCGTGTTCTTCACTAACAATACTATATAAAGAGTCATGCACTGTCAAACAGATAGGGTATTTTGCATGGATACGCACCATCGCTTCACCAATAACACATCTAGCCAGTGCTTGGCATAGATTTTGCATGACTTTTGCCCCGTAGAGCCTATCTACCATGCGCGAGTTCTTGTCGTAGACCCATTCTTTTTTGCCTGTATCACCGTGCTGCTGTCTTAGGTTGGGATACTGCATATATAAGCCTGATGGGAGTTTGATACCTATGCTACCCTCGACCATACAAATGTCATTAAACCCAAAAGGCAGCGCGTAATCATCGACTAATGCTGAGATTGCTTGCTTGCCTGTATCCCATAGCGCAGCTACATGGTGGTACTCCTCTCGGTATAAAGACACAATGCGCTTTGCTTCTATCTCACCCATGTCCACACCTGAACCTGTTTTCACCGCTTGCTGTAATTTACCTGCGCCAACCCCGTAAATAAGTGATAACTGACTTGTTTTACCAATGAAGCGCTGCTCCTTAGTTACCTCAGCGTAGGGTACGTTAAACACGTTAGCCGCGAAGTCTTTATATAGGTCAACCCCTTCTTGTAGTAGGCGCATTTTATCATGTTGCCCTGCAAACCAGAGACCTACCCGTAATTCAATGTTTGATAGGTCAAGCCCCACTATAACATGACCCTCTGGCGCGGTAAGTCCTTTTTTAATTTCACTATCACGCGGTACGTTTTGAAGGTTTAGGGCTTGTGTTGCGCTAAAGCGACCCGAACGCGCTCCGTAGTACAACAATCCAACAGGAATCTTACCTTTACATCTATCACCTGTTGCTATCATGCCCTCGGTGCGGGTTGCTTCGATAGATGTTTTTACCCCCAAGCGAGCTGATACCAGTGCCTGTACCATGGGGTTCTCGTGTTCAAGAAGCTCTTGTAGTCCTTCGTCAGTTTTAGCGAAGGCATAAGTTTCGATACCTTTACTGTTAAGTTTTGTTGGTGGTTCAACGCCTTGAGCGCGTAGCAGGTCAGCGAACTTTGGGTTAGAGCGTAGCTCCGTTGCTGTCAGATTCAAGTCATCTAAAAACTTTTGTTGTGCGGCTTTCACATTCTCAAGATGGTTCGTTAAGAACGCACGGTCATATTGCAGCGAAGGCTCTGTGTACATCCGAATCGTCATGTCAATGAGCTTTAACTCCGTCATGTTAAAGTGCGGATACATGACGGCAAAGAGCTGGCGCGTCAAGTTCACGTCTTGTTTGCAGTATGCGCCATAGGCTGCGAGTTCTTCTGGTGTGAAGTCTGCGCGTGCGTAGCCAATGAAGTTGTAGACTTCTGTGCCTTTCTCGCCAATGCCATAATGCGTTGCGAGTTTGCTTAGGCTGTTGCCTACGTTCATATTGTGCAGAGCGCGTGCCATTGATAGGGTATCAAAGATAATTTTTGGTTTAATCCCGAAATGAAAAGCCAGAATGGCTGCGTCAAACATCGCATTGTGCATAATGACCGCGTTGTTTTCCAAGTCTAGTGCGTCAAGGGCTTTCTTTGTTGCATCGTAATCACCACTAAACCACTTAGGCTGTCCGTCATTGACCTGCACCCCAACGCCAATAACTTCGAAGCGCGGGTCGTTGATGTACTCATCATACGTTAGTTTTGTTAGCGAAAAATCTTTTGCATAAAAAGTTTCAAAATCAAGTGTATAAGTTCTCATTTACCCTCCTTAATGCACGTTACAACAACGTGCTGTTTACTTAAACCCGCTTTAATTTTCTCACAGTCTGCTAACTTTACGCGCTCTACGCTGGCAACGTAGTTTGTGTTAGGTTGTCCAAGCGCGGTGAATGTAGTCACCGCGCTGATTAGTACAAGTAATGCCATCAGCCCACCCTCTCAAATTTTTTTAAAAAATCTTCCCTTGTGCGGCGGTAAACATCTGTTGCTTTACAACCACCTTGTATAGAAACAGGATTATAAACAACAAGTGTTAAATTCTCATTCCAGTTTTCAAGTTTTGTTTTACCGTCTAAAGTCAAAACCTCATCGACAATATATTGTTGTCCTGTTTTTGTATGAATCCAAAACTGCCCCACTTTAACCTGCGGCGTTGGTTTTGGGCGGTGCTGTAGGGTTTGTTGCCAGTTTTTGTTACAAGCTAAAGATTTTTTTCCACCATTACCATATTTACCAACATTTTTTATTGGTTTATTTTCGTAGTACCACCACATACCATCATAATCTTGAGCCAACCAATTAGCCCATTCAGGCGCATCGTCCCATGACGGCGTAAATTTCTGCGACTTGAGTTGTTCGAGTTCCTCTTTTTGGTTTGCAATTATTTCGTATGCAGCTTGCAAGTTTTTAAACTGCTCTTTATGAATCTGCGAAACATTCAAGCCGCATTCACAAGGTTCTTTGAGGGTTTGAGTTTTCTGCCATCTTTTAATAACTATAGCCATGTCATTAAAATATGCCCCACCTTCCATTATGTTATCAGCAATATCTCCGCATAAATCATCAACCTGCTCATCACTAAGACCCACAGGAACTTCTTTTACTTCTGTCTGTGGGAAGGTTTTATATTTAAGGAACTGAAAGATAGTATAATTAAACTCCCCAACAGTAGGGCGATAATCATCAGCTAACAACGCAACCAATTTGTCCCCAAGTTCATATACCCACTCATCACTAAGACCAACAACCACTGGCTCAGGCTGGTTTTGTCCAAACCATTTAATTAAAATTTCTTCCATTATTTGCCTGTTTCCAGTGAATCCCCTTGTTTCTTTAGCAAGCAATAATGACAACTCCTGCACTTTCTCTCTATCAATCATTTTACTTCTCCTAAATCAATTATGTCCCTGATTCCTCTGAATGACGGAAATCTGGGCTTATCTACTACACCAACGGGGAAATGCTGGTAACTCACAATTCGGCTCATAAAATAGGGTTGGTTGTCCCAGATTGTTTGACGCTGCTCCATATCAAACCCTGTCCCGATTTTAAAGCAAACCCCTGTGACAAGGTCTCTAACAAGTAATGCACCAAGTGTTCCTGATGCGACTTGGTTCTCTTGATGAGAACTACGTTTTGTGTAGCCACGCTCATCTGTTGTTGCTATATTATCGTTGTGCATCAATTCTTCAAACCCTAACACTACTGCTTCACTTGTTTCAAACCGTTTAAATTTCAGTAGTATTTGCTCTTTAAGCGTACTTCTACCGAATTTATATTTACCGGCAGGGTCACGAATCATTGCACCTTCATATCCTACTTCAGCAAAGCGTTGCTCTACGTCTTGTAAGAATTTCTCGTCCATGCAATGTATCTGCGGGACAATAGATATACCCTCAATACCAATGAAGTTATTACATAACACATCTACCCTCTCGTGATATTTACCCTCTCCAACGTAATCGAACACATAGAATTTAACGCGGTCTGCATCTGCTTCGCGTGTCATCACACATGAGGTTGTTTTATTAAAGACATCTGGTGCTGTGGGGTTGCCCCAAATAAGTTCGCCATCTAACCCATTGAACTCGGGTTTGCCGTAGCGTGCTTGGAGCTGCTTGTTTGGGATAGGTTTCAGCGTGCGACTCACTAGCACACCATCAATGACTAGCGTGCGAATTCCATCGAGTTTAGCTGATACATACACTGGATAGTGTAGCGTTGATAAGTCTTTGCAGGTTGCCGCAAGAAGGGGTTTATATGTTTTAGTTGTCATCTTCATTAAGTCCATAGTATCCGTTGTTAATATCCCACACAGCGTCATTCACAAACCACACAGCATCATCAGGGTCGGTAAAATAAATGTAGTAGGTCCCGTCTTGGCGGTAGTACCAATCCCCTCGGTATTTATTGCATATAACATCTAACAGGCTGTCGTTCTCTTTACTGCTCTCACCTAAACATTCAAGTTCTATTGCTAGTACAGGTCTTGCCCCCATAGGTTCGATTTCTTTATATATCGCTGTATGGGGTAGTTCTATCTCTACTGCGTCTGACTCCCAAAAAGCTATGATTTCGTTTTTATTGCTTGGTGTCATTTTGGTTCTCCAAAAGACTAGCCGAAGCGGCTAGTTCGTGTTTAGTATATTTACTTCATTTTACTTTGTCAAACTTTATTTCACTTTAAATAACTTTCTAAGTTGTCCAAGTTCGTGTCGTGGATAACTAAAGCTATACCACCTGCTTCGCGTATGCTGACTAGGTTCTTTTCCTGTAATGCTGTTGGTTTCTTTGTAGCATCTGCTTTTGTTTCAACCGCAATGAAGCGTCCGTTGCTGCATATAAGGAAGTCTGGTACACCTGCGTTCCCATAACCCGTTCCCATAGGCATAGCGTAGTATGCGCCATATTGTTTGCATAGGGCTTTTACCTTTTCTTTCACTTTCTTTTCTGGTGTCATTGCCATGGCTAGTCGTATCTCCGTAGGTAATTAGCTGTTTTGACTTCTTGTGTGAGTGTCATGGGTGGTCGCTTCTTTGGTGTTGGGTTCGTACCTTTGAGTTTGTTTTTACACGCTGTGCATACTGGCTTGTTGGGGTACTGTATGCTCCCGAACAGCGATTTAGGTTTAGTTTCCGCGCAATGGGCGCATTTATATTGTTTTTCTGGTGTCGTTGTCATGGCTAGGTGGTGTGCGTAAGTTGCGGATAGGTGTAGTTTACCAAACTAATAGAATAATAGCGCACCGATACGTTTTGCTTTAAGTGGCGTGGGGTATCGCTTACCTAAATATGTATTATTAAAATAATGGTACGGCATTGCAGCGCAAAATGCTTGAGGATTTTCAACGGCGTATGTGGCTAGGCGCAATACTGAAAGGTACGCCGCCGTGTCGCTTTTCGGTATGCGGGCAGTTTGCGCCTTGTGGCTAGTTGGCATTCCTGATACCTGTGCCTTCCCTGCGAAATTTTTGGGGTGGTTTGACGTGTATTTTTTGGGGTTTTGGGCGGTGGTGCATAGCGGCGTGGTCGTGGCTTTGGTGGTCGTGGCTTTGGTGGTCGTGGCTTTGGTGGTCGTTGTTGGTTCTGGTGTGTTGTTGATGATGGTGCATAGTACGGCGCGTTGTGCCTGTTGCGGTTGGTTGCGTGCTTCGTTGTGTGTGGTTGCCGCAAGGCATAAGGCAGACATTAGGGCGGCTGCGGGTGTTAGTGCTGGCATGAGTGTTCCGTTGGTTTATTTTAGACAATAAAAAGGACACTACGGGGTTTGTTCCGTGTGTCCTCTGTGGGTTGCCGTCTTGGGCTGTTAATAAAACGATTCTATCGTAACGGTGTAGCCTTTTGGTGCTTTCTGTCGGTATTCCCTCGCGTGCTTTTCGGCTGTGGCTTTAGTCAACCCTTACATGATGTTTTAATTTCATTCTATCCTTCCCATAATAGTTCATTTAGTAGGCGCGTTGTGTCGATTATGTTTAATGCTGTTATGCTTTCGTCGCTGTCGCGGTTGTGGATTACATACCATTCGCGCCCCCATTCTTTTATGTGACTAATGCTTATGTTTTCTATAGTTGTTGCTGTTCTATCCTGACCGCAAGAGAACAAGCTATATTCAGCATCATTTTTGAGTTTGTCCTGTAGTTGCAGGGCGGTTAATTGTGTCGGTGCTACATCATGGCGCGTGCCGTCTAAATCTGTTTGTATCATCGTCTTAACTCCTTTTTATCTGTGTGGTTTTAGTTTTCTCAATTCTCCAGCTTGCCGCTGGTGCAAGTTCGCGGCGCGTTCTGAATTCTTTAACCGCTTCACGCTCATAAGTTGAGCTAAAAACTGTTTTGAATCCCTCGTTTGTGCGTGCTTGTACGCTGTATAGCGTGGCTTTTGACCGATATAATCCCTGCATTAGCTAAACTCCTTTGCTTTTGCTGCGTGGTTTTTGCGTGCTGCGGTTAAATTATCAAAACATTCCCAATAGATACGCATGCCTGCGTTATCGTCCCACACTTTAATGTTATAATTTGCGGTGCCTGCGTCTTGATATAGTTCAATTTTATACCCTGCTTTTGTGAATATGTTGTCACAATAACCACAAGCTAAAGCGTAGGCTGTAAGCGTTCCGCGTTGTGTTTTGTATTTTGGGGTGTACATTTTTAATCCTCCAATTTTTGGTCTGCGAAAACTTTTATTTTCTTGCCTTTGTAGCTAATGCAAACTACAGCAAAGTTGCCGAACTGCTCAAAAAAGAGCGGTGTTCGTTCTAATGTCTTGCCGCTTTTTGTTTCAAACGTTAGTTTTTCCTTTGGGTACGTTGTCCAACGCGAGCCTGTGTTGTTAAGATAATATGTGCCGTTTTTCATTTTCTTACCCTCTTTTATAGTTAGTGGCGCGGCGCGATACCAGTGCCGCGCGTTGTGGTGGTTATTTCAGTTCGATGCCTTCGCTGTCAAGCCAGTTATTGAAGGCTTCACGATATGCAACGAGGTCGCACGTTTTGAGTGTGTCGGCGGGGTATAGGGTTAAGCCAAAGGCTTTTACTGGTTCGTAGCAATCATCGAGCATCTCATCAAACATTTTTAGCGCGTCGCATTCGTCAATGCGTGGGTCTTCTTCTTCTTCTTCTTCTTCTTCTTCTTCTTCTTCTTCTTCCGCGTCTATTAAAACGCGGCACACTTCCTCGGCGGCAAACCATGTTAAGGCGTTTTTGAATTGCTGCGTGTCCGCTGCATCTGTGTGGTTTAATAAAAAGTTTTCCGCGTCGCGGGTTGTATAATCGCCTGTTAAGCAATTGAATGATGCAAGGCACGCGGCGCGGCTGTCATAACCACACTCGTCTACAATCTCATCAAGCTGAGTTAAAATCAGCTCTTTGTTATCATCATAGAAGCGCGTTGTGTCGTAGCAACTATAGAAGCCATGAAAACCCCCCACTATGCCGTGATTCACAATATCGCGGATATTGTCGCGACTGAATTCCCCTTGTTTCATTACTGCGGCGGTTAATTTTTCAAAGTCTGTTTTTTCAATTTTTGTTGTCATTGTTTTATTCCCCTGAGTTGATTGCACGGCGTGCGATATGCACGCCATAAGCTGATAAAGCCGCAACGCTAGTAAGCATCGCCAACAGGGCTAATATACCCTCAGTTAGTTGTGTCATGTTCTATGCTCCAATAAAGTTAATGGTTATCTGTTTTCTCGTCGCGATGCTGTCGAGTGTGCGCTTATTGAATACGTTGTTTGTTGTGCTGTATGTTTCTAAGCGTTCCATGCCTGTTATGACACGCCAAACATCAGCACCAAATACGCTCTTAATAACTTGAATACCCGCGCGGGATTCTTTCAATGCACGGTTGGCGGCAACGAACGCGAGTGATTTTTTTGCGCGTTTTAATCCTTTGCTTATCTTGTTTGCAAGCGTCATAGGTTTAGTGCTTTGGGTCTGCTTTGGGTCTGCACACTGCAAGAGGGTTTTTGCTTTGCGTGTGAGTAACTGGACTAAGATTGCATCTAGTCCAGTTAAAACTTTTTTTGTTTTCATGTTGTCTACTCCAGCCGATTCAGTCGGCGATTCTGTTGTTTATTTACAACACTTGTTGTTTTGTTGCTGAGACACAACAAAATGTATACTCTTTCACAACAAGTGGTTTTTTCAACGACAACGTTTAAAACGTTGTCGCGGTGCTGTCGTAGCGTTGTTTCTTCCTTGGGCAGCATATTATTGTTTTTGGTGTTGTCGTGTCAAATGTTTTTACTTCTTTTTATTTCTTTTGTCGCGGTTTTGTTTGGTGGTGTTCGGTTTTACTTTATTTATTAATAGGTTGGTGCTACGGGGAATAGCACAGAATAAAACAAAGTAGCGGCAAGCAACGCGGCGGCATTAAACAGTCCTTGGCTATACTTTGTTTTACTTTGTTATGCGCTGCATTGCAAAACGTTGTTTCGCGTTGTCGTTCTATCGGCGTAAGTGTTTGATTTATATAACATTGATGTAGCACGACAATAGAAACAATACAAACAACGACAGCAAAAAATATGAGAGCGAGCGAGAGCCACACTAAAAGGAAAACGGCAAAAACAAAAAGGCTCTTATATATAATAAAAAAACGTTGTTTGTATTGTTGTTCTTTTCTATGCCGCATGGTTGCTGGGTTCCTGCGACAACGCGAAACAATACAAACAACGTTTTGCAATGCAGCGCATAACCAAGTAAATCCAAGCATCAACTGGTGTGCTGTCGTTCTATATGGTTAATGCTGCGTTATGCTCTGCGTTGCTTAGCTGCACTTCTAATATATGTCGCAGCAACTAACCTCCACGCTGTAACTTATGCAGGGACAAATAATGTAATACACGACTATACAAGTGTAACCTATACAGCGACAAATAATGTATAGGTCAAGCTATACAAGTCCAGTAACGGCGCGGGTTCTAGCCTGTTTACCTTTTTCGCCAAAACCGCATAAAAATGACCTCCAAAAAAGCTGCAGGGGTATACCTCACACTCACCGACCCCCACCCCCTTAGAAATTATTTGATGGCTCGGTGGTCCTACACTCAGTTTTAGACGTTAAGTCAGTAAGTTTTCACATTTTACAAAACATAACTACACAGACACCCCTCACACTCAGAAACCTACCCAAAAATTTTTATATGTAAAATTTTTCACCCCGCAGTGCATCTTGACATTGCGCCTTGGAGGTGATATGCTGAGTTCAGCATATCACTTTTACCTCTCCTAGCCACAAACCACTATGGACGAAGAAACAGCAATTATCCCTATTACATGGGACACAACAAGCCCAGAGAGCCTCTGGAATGCCGCACTACATAATGCAGAGTTTGAACAGCTAACACAGCAAGAAACGCCCGTAACTAAAGATGATGAGCGAGAAGCCCGTGCAATAGTGTTTCAAACGCCACACGCACCAGAAAAACCCTCTACACCGGGCGCAGCTAAAGCCGTAAAACGCTTGTTGTCTAAATACGACTTTTCATTAAGTGATGAATCCTTACGCCTTAGAACTTATGCCATATCAAGATTATTAGACCTTGCAGAAAGTGAAAAAGAGAATATCGCCCTATCTGCTATTGAGAAAATAGGCAAAATTGCTGAGGTAGGTCTATTTGAAACAAAGATAAGTGTTGATATAAACAGTAAGTCCACAGATGAGCTTGAGAACGAACTAAAAGCGTTGCTGGGAAAGTACGTTGGGAGCAATGTGATTGAAGGTGAAGTGTTGTGACAGCACAGATAACCAATGAGATTCTACTCAAGATGAGTGAAACCGACCGCATAAAGGCTCTTAAGATGCTGTCTGCGCTCGAAAAACGTAAAACACAAGAGGAAGCCCAGCGCAGCTTTATTAAGTTCGTAGAGCAGATGTGGGACGGGTTTATATCAGGACCCCACCATAAGAAAATGGCAGATGCCTTTGAACGGGCAGCTAAAGGAGAATTAAAACGCCTTATTATCAACATGCCACCTAGACATGCACTAACATTAGACACGCTAATCCCGACAACCTCAGGGATGAAATCTATGCGTGACATTGCTGTAGGAGATGAAGTATTCCATGTGTCAGGAAAAGCTATTAAAGTATTAGGTAAGTCCGAGGTTTTTAATAACAGGGACTTATATAAAGTTACAACCGATGATGGGTGTGAAGTTATTTGTGATGGCGCACATTTATGGACAGTTAGAATAGATAGAAAGCGCGATATATACCACACGCACACAACAGAAAACCTATGGAAACGCCAACAAGGGTGGTTTTTACGCACTAAACGCGGCGGTGGGGTCGAATTAAAGTCCCCAGAGGTATGGGAAAAAGCCAACTACGAACCCGTACGCTTACCTATGCTGCCCGCATTTGGGGTAGCACAATACAGCGAAAAAGACCTAATAGTTGACCCTTATGTTTTAGGGTTGTGGTTGGGTGATGGTACAAGCCTACAAGCAATTATAACTAGCCACGATGATGACGCTGTATGTATTCGCCCAGAAATAGAGCGCAGAGGATATAAAACCTCAGACCAAGCAACGTACTTCACGTTTGGGATATTAGGGCTTAAAGCACAACTGCGCGAAATAGGGGTGTTAGGTAACAAGCATATACCACAAATATATTTAGAAGGGTCAGAAGCACAACGTAGAGATTTACTCAAAGGATTAATGGACTCTGACGGTAATGTGAGCAAAAAAGGGCAGTGTTTCTTTTCACAGAAAAGCAAAGTGTTCATCGAACAAGTGCGCGTACTACTAGCTAGTTTAGGTATTAAAAGCACAATATATGCAACAGAAGCCAAAATAGGGAATGTTTCATATGGTATGCACTATCAATGCTCTTTTTATGCTAGTGACATTGCTTTTCTACACCGTAAAGAAGAACGAACACTAAAAACCAAGCGTACGTTTGGGCGATATATAAGTGTGGAAAAACTTAATAATGTAGGGGATACACAGTGCATTAAAGTAGATAGTGGCGATGGGTTATTTTTAGTGAGTGAAGGGTACGTCTGTACACACAATACAAAAAGCGAATTCGCTTCCTACCTGCTACCCGCATGGTGGCTAGGTCTATATCCCGATGCCCAGGTAATGCAAATTTCACACACGGCGGAGTTAGCCGAGGGGTTTGGTAGAAAGGTTAGAAACTTAGTTGATTCTGATGATTACCACGAGGTATTCCCTAACACCGTGTTAAGTAAAGACTCTACAGCGGCGGCTAGGTGGAATACAAGTAAAAAAGGTATCTATCATGCTATGGGTGTCGGCGCGGCTGTTGCCGGGAAAGGTTGTTCCCTTTTGGTGCTTGATGACGTAATCAGCGAACAAGAAGGTAAAACAAGCAACCCAGTACCACACAATAACGTCTACGACTATTACATGACAGGACCTCGTCAACGGCTTCAACCTGGCGGGGTAATAATACTCGTAATGACACGCTGGAGTAAGATAGACCTTACAGGAAGGCTTGTTGATAACATGATTAAGAACCCTGACGGTGACCAGTGGGAAGTAATTGAGTTCCCTGCTATTTTGCCGTCAGGTAAACCCTTATGGGAAGCCTTTTGGTCACTTGAGGACTTGCTCCGCACCAAAGCAACTATTGACTCACGGTTTTGGAATGCTCAGTATATGCAGAACCCAACCTCTGAGGAGGGCGCGATTATTAAGCGCGAGTGGTGGCGTATATGGGGTAAGAAAAACCCACCCCCAACAGAGTTCATTCTCATGTCTTGGGATACCGCCTACGAAAAACACAACCGTGCTGACTACAGTGCGATGACCGTGTGGGGTGTGTTCTATTATGAGGACGAGGAAACAGGCGCAACGCAGCCCAATATAATGCTGCTCGACGCAGTTAAAAAACGTGTAGAATTCCCTGAATTAAAACAATGGGTGTATGATGCGTATAATGAATGGCAACCTGACTCGATGATTGTTGAAAAACGCGCTTCAGGAGCATCACTTATTCAAGAGCTACGCCGTATGGGTATTCCCACACAAGAGTTCACACCAGGGAAAGGGAATGATAAAATCTCAAGGCTAACCGCCGTCGCCGATATATTTGCATCAGGCTTTGTTTGGTGTCCTGATACGCGTTGGGCGCAAGAGCTTATGGACGAGGTAGCGTCGTTTCCCGCTGGACAACACGACGATTTGTGCTTGGTAGGCAACACACAAATTCTAATGGCAGATGGTACAACGCGCAGAATAGACGCGCTGGTAGGAGGGGAATATATACACACGCCGTTAGGTAATAAACGCATACAGTTAGCATCCCTAACAGGTATAAGCCCTACATGGGTAGTAGTCACTAGCGGTGGAACTTTAGAAGGGAGCGCAGCACATAGAGTATTTACCCAAAGAGGGTGGGTACGCCTTGACGAATTGAGTACACATGATACCATACACTCAGTATCTACTACGGAGGAAACATCATGGCAGCAAAAATTACCCGCACTGACAGAAAAGTTATTAAATTCAATGGGCGAACCTATCAACTGTATAGTGATAGAAATTATTATGAACGTGTTGGGGGCAGGTATTTTCTACATAGAGACGTGTGGGAATACTATAAGGGAACTATCCCAGAAGGCTATCAAATCCATCACATTGATGGTGACAAAGAGAACAACGATATTGCCAACCTCGAAATGTTGTCTAGGGAAGCTCACAGACAAGAACATAAAGAAACCTACGCAGCCTTTGGTACACGCCCTGATAGACTTGAACACTTGGCTAATATCAGAGCTAAAGCATCAGAATGGCATAAATCACCCGAAGGCAGAGAGTGGCATAAAACCCACGCAAAAAACTCTATCCACCAAGAAGGCGTGGCTAAAGCGTGGAGTAATGTTGTACCAGAAGATAAACAGTGTACAGTATGTGATAAAACATACCCTGCTAAAGACCTGTCAAGAGCTAAATACTGTTCTAGTGAATGTTTATATAAAGCTGCAAGGCACAGAAAAAGAGCCAAATGGCTTACAACAGTTCGTCAATGCAGTAAATGTGGTAAAGACTACACAGCACCTTCGCAAGCAACTAAGTATTGCAGTTCAGAATGCCGCAGTCTTAAAGGTGTACCCAACTACAAGAACAGAAAAGGTATATAATCTAAGTATATCGGAAAGCCCTGTTTATTATGCTAACGGACTCCTTACGCACAACTGCGATACGGTAAGTATGGCGATGATGTTATTCCGCCAAGGTGGACATATTAGGACAAGGTTAGATGAGCCAGATGAAGAAATTACACACCGCAGACACAAAAGAGAATACTACTAATGTTTGATAAAGCACTAAACCAAGCCCCGCTGGGCATCGACGCATTAGCTGATGAAGGCACAATGCCTGAGTTAGATGCACTGGAAATTGACATCGAGCCTGAAGATGGCGAGGAAGAATATGATGACTATGATTCACCTGATGAGGAAGCATTTGATGACAACCTTGCTGAATACCTTAGCGATAGCCAACTTCATATTCTTGCTAGTGATTTGTTACAAGATTATGAGGACGATGTAACCTCACGCGCTGATTGGCTTCAAGTATATGTCGATGGTATTGAACTACTCGGCATGAAGATGGAAGAACGCAGCGAACCTTGGGAGGGTGCGTGTGGTGTATATCACCCACTCCTAAGTGAAGCTGTTGTTAAATTCCAAGCTGAAACCATGATGGCAACATTCCCTGCTGGCGGCTGCGTTAAGACGCAACTTATTGGTAAAGAAACACCTGATAAGAAAGCCGCCGCTGCGCGTGTCCAAGAGGACATGAACTACCAGCTATTAGAAGTAATGACAGAGTATCGCCCTGAGCATGAAAGAATGTTGTGGGGTTTGGGCTTATCGGGTAATGCGTTCAAGAAAGTCTATTACGACCCAGCATTGGAACGTCAAGTGTCTATGTATATCACGGCTGAAGATTTAGTCGTACCTTATGGTGCAAGCAATATCGAGACCGCACCGCGTATCACCCATGTGATGCGTAAAACAGAGAACGAACTGCGCAGGCTGCAGGTTGCAGGGTTTTATCGTGACGAGGACTTAGGAGAACCCTCAAACTATTTAGATGATGTTGAGAAGAAAATCGCAGAGCGTATGGGATTCAATGCCACTTCAGATAACCGATACAAACTTCTTGAAATGCACGTTGAGCTTGACTTGGTAGGATTTGAAGATTTAGATGAGTCAGGTGAACCTACAGGCATCGCACTACCCTATGTAGTTACTATTGAAAAAACAACCGCTACTGTCCTAGCTATTAGAAGGAATTGGGATGAAGACGACACTACACGTTCTAAACGTCAGCATTTTGTACATTATGGATATGTTCCTGGTTTTGGCTTTTATAACTTCGGTCTTATTCATCTGGTTGGCGCATTTGCTAAGTCTGGTACATCGCTTATTCGTCAGCTTGTTGACGCAGGTACATTATCGAACTTACCAGGCGGTTTCAAAGCTAGGGGGCTTCGTGTAAAAGGCGATGATACACCAATTGCACCAGGTGAATTTAGAGACGTTGATGTACCATCAGGCACTATTCGCGATAATCTCATGCCGCTACCATACAAAGAGCCAAGCCAAGTATTGATGGCTCTGTTAAACCAGATTGTTGAAGAAGGACGCAGATTTGCCAACGCCGCAGATTTACAGATTTCAGATATGTCGGGTCAAGCTCCAGTGGGTACAACGCTTGCTATTTTAGAGCGCACCCTTAAAGTAATGTCAGCCGTTCAAGCGCGTATTCATTATTCGATGCGCCAAGAATTACGCCTATTGAAAGGGATTATTGCTGACTATGCACCCGATGATTATAACTATGAGCCAGACCAAGGTAGCCGCAAAGCCAAACGTAGCGATTATCAGAATGTGGACGTTATTCCTGTTTCTGACCCTAACGCCAGTACAATGGCACAAAAGATTGTTCAATACCAAGCAGCACTGCAATTAGCACAAGGCGCACCACAGTTATACAACCTCCCGCTGTTACACCGCCAAATGCTTGATGTTTTAGGTATCCAAGATGCACAGAAGTTAGTACCAATGGATGAGGACGCAAAACCTGTTGACCCTGTGACAGAAAACCAGAACATCTTGAAAACTCGTCCACTAAAAGCATTCACTAACCAAGACCATCAGGCACATATCATGGTCCACACGAGTATGCTAAAAGACCCAAAAATTATGGGCGCATTGCAAGGCAATCCGATGTTACCTGCTATCCAAGCCGCAGGTATGGCGCACATCGCAGAGCATTTAGGTTTCCAATATCGCAAAGATATGGAGCAACAGCTTGGTATGGCACTCCCAGTACAAAAAGATATTTCAGGTGACGACATTCACTTAGACCCTGATGTAGAAGCCAACTTGAGTCCTATTTTAGCACAAGCAGCACAACAGCTAGCCGCGCAACACAGCAAAGAAGCAGCGCAGCAAAAAGCACAACAGCAGATGCAAGACCCACTGATTCAAATGCAGATGCAAGAGCTTCAACTCAAAGCAGCAGAGCAAAAACGCAAAGAAGCTAAAGACCAAGCAGATATCCAAATTAAGCAGCAAGAGCTTCAAATTGAGCGTGAGCGCATTAGTAGTACAGCAGGTGTTGCCCTATCAGGTCAGCAAGCACAAGCAGAGCAAGCACAACTCGCCTTGCAAGTCAAAGCAACGACCGCAGGACAAAAGCTCAAAGTAGATACACTTAAGAACGCCGCTGATATGACAGCTAGAAACCAACTGAATGCAAAAACGCTGGAAGTGAACACACTTAAAGCCGCTGCTGAAATGACACACAAAAAGCAGCAGCACGATGTAACCATAGCTCACCAAGGCTTCCAAGACCACTTAAATCGCGCAGATAAAACTCGTGATAATGCGATTAAGTTCGGGCATGAAGCGGTACAGAAGTTCTATGACAGAACACAAACAACCCCCCAAGCAGCTGAAGAAGGTGACGTAGCATGAACCACTTTGACTTAGCTATAAAACAAATAGGGGAGAAGCAGCAACAAATACAAGACGCTGTCTGCTCTAACCAAATCACCTCTTATGAGGAGTACAAATACTTATGCGGTGAGATTCATGGTCTGCTCATTGCACAAGGGTATCTATTAGACCTTAAAGACCAAATGGAGCATTACAATGACAACGATTAACCATCAAATTAACCACGCCGTACACAAGGCAGAAAAAGCGGTTAAGAAAGCAGCCAAAGAAACAACTAAAGTGGTTGAAGCTATAGTAGAAAACCCTGTAGTACAAGATGTCGCAGAGCAAGTCGCTGTAGACGTAATTGAATCAGTTGTAATTTAAGAGGAATCCATGAGTACACAAGAAACTCAAGAAAAAGCATCACAATTACCAAAGCCATCGGGATACCACATTCTCTGTGCTATTCCTGAAATGGAAGAAAAATTTGACGGTTCAGACATTATCAAAGCGGATGTAACCCGCCAAAACGAAGAAACCCTAACTACGGTGCTATATGTCGTAGCGGTAGGTCCTGATTGTTACAAAGACGAGAAAAAGTTTCCCAACGGCGCGTGGTGCAAAGAGGGTGATTTTATCCTAGTTAGACCACACTCAGGTAGCCGTTTAGTCATCCACGGCAAAGAATTCAGACTAATCAACGATGATACTGTTGAAGCTACAGTTGATGACCCGCGCGGAATTAAACGCCGCTAACCCTCCCACAAAAAGGAACACAAAATGGCATTAGACCAAGACGAATATAAATTCCCTGACGAAGAAGATGAGTTAGAGATTGAGATTGATGACGATACCCCAGAGGTAGATAGAGGTCGTGAGCCTATGCCACGTTCTATCGTCGAAGAATTAGAAGCCGACGAGCTTGATAGCTACGATGCTAAGACCAAAGAAAAGCTCAAACAAATGAGAAAGGTCTGGCATGATGAGCGTCGAGAAAAAGAAAAAGTACAACGTGAAGCATCGGAAGCTATTACACTAGCGCAACGGTTATTTGAAGAAAATAAACGCATCAACAGTGTCATTCAGTCAAGTGAAAAAGAATATGTTACAACTATCCAACACTCAGCTAATACGGAGTATGAGCAAGCTAAACGAGCCTATAAAGACGCTTACGAACAAGGCGACTCAGACGGGCTAGTAGAAGCCCAAGAGCGCATGAATATGGCTAACATAAAAGTCATCCGCGCCCATAATATGCAGACAGGCACTTTACAAACGCCTGAAAATGATGTACAACTTGTACAGCAACATCTAAATAGTAAGCAACAAGCTACAGTCCAACCTGACCAACGTGCCTTAGCATGGCGGGAACAGAACCCTTGGTTTAACGATGACAATGCAGAACTCAAAGGCTATGCTTTAGGGTTACATGCAAAGTTACTCCAAGAAGGTTACACAGGCGGTAGCGAAGAATACTACGCAGCATTAGATAAACGGATGTCAAAAGTCCTACCACAAAAACAGCGCAAATCATCCTCAGTTGTCGCTTCTGCATCGCGGTCTACCACACCAAATAAGGTACGCCTAACTCAAAGTCAAGTCGCAATCGCAAAAAAATTCGGCTTAACCCCAGAACAATATGCTAAAGAAGTAATCAAATTGGAGCAAAGATAATGGCTGATAACACAAGAGTATCCCGCGAAGTTGAAACCCGCGCAGTTCAAGAACGCCCTAAGCAGTGGCAACAACCTGAACTTCTACCAGAGCCAGACAAACAGGCTGGGTTTTCCTATAGATGGATTCGTGTAGCGACACTAAACAACGCTGACCCGCGTAACCTATCTGCCAAACTCAGAGAAGGTTGGGAACCAGTAAAAATTGAAGAACAACCACAATTCCAACTGCTAGTTGACCCAAACAGTCGTTTTAAAGACAACGTTGAAGTCGGCGGATTATTGCTCTGCAAAACACCTACTGAGTTCGTGGAACAACGTAACAGACATTACGAAAACCAAACGCAAGCCCAAGTAGATGCCGTAGACAATAGTTTATTACGTCAAAGCGATGCCCGAATGCCTATCTTTAGAGAACGCGAATCGAAGACATCCTTTGGAAAAGGTGTTTAATAATTTTTGGAGTAAACAATGGCTTATCCAACAGTCGCAGGTCCTTACGGGTTTAACCCTGTAAATTTAGTAGGTGGTCAGGTATATACGGGTTCAACTCGTGAATATCCTATCGCTTATAACTACGGTACAAGCATCTTTCACGGTGATTATGTACAGTTATCGAGTGGTTCAGTAACAATCTTAGCCAACACTATCGCAGGCAACGCCGCAGTGGGTGTATTCCTAGGGTGTTCATATACTGACCCTGTAACAAAGCAAAAACGCTACTCACAGTATTACCCAGCATCTACGTTAGCTGGTGATATTGTAGCTGTTGTCGCCGATGACCCTGATTTGATTCTTAAAGCCGCTGTAGTAACAGCAGCAGGTACAACAACTATCGCTTCAGCTTCAATGTTGTTAGTTGGTCAAAACATGGCAGGTAACACAACTACAGGTTCTACCACTACAGGTAACTCGATGGGCGGTGTTGTCGCAGGTTCATCATCAACAGGTAACTTCCGAGTGTTAGCGTTAGCTCCTGAAGGTCAAATTAAATCTTCTGCTACTTATGTTTCTGGTACAGGCACAACAACTTTGACAGTTTCAGGTTTGACAGTAGGTCAAGTAATTCCTGTTGGTACAGACGTATTCCAAAGTATTAACGGGCAGTTGCAATTCACAGGCTCAGTAGTTTCTACCGCAGCAACAGTGGCGTCAGCTACCTCGCAAGCGTTGACAGTTACCGCTTCTACAGCAACTATCGCATCAACTAACCCATTAGTATTGGTACAAACGCCAGAAGTGTATGTGAAAGCAACATTTGGCGCACACCGTTACTACGTTGCTTAAAGGAGCATAAAACATGGCAGCTATTTCAAGAAGTCAGTTACTTAAAGAATTACTCCCAGGACTGAACGCATTATTTGGTTTGGAGTACAAACGCTACGACGAGCAACATAAAGAAATTTATGAAATCGAAACCTCTGAGCGTTCATTTGAAGAAGAAACTAAATTATCAGGTTTCTCAGCAGCTCCAGTTAAAACTGAGGGCGGTGCTATTGCTTATGACTCTGGTCAAGAAGCATGGACATCACGCTACAACCACGAGACAATCGCGTTGGGCTTTAGCTTAACTGAAGAAGCAATTGAAGATAACTTGTATGACTCATTGTCAGCTCGTTATACAAAAGCGTTGGCTCGTGCGATGGCATACACCAAACAGATTAAAGCGGTTGCACCACTTAACAATGGTTTCAACGCAGCTTACACGGGTGGTGATGGCGTAGCATTGTTCTCAACAGCTCACCCATTGGTCGGTGGTGGCACAAACTCAAACACACCAACAACCGCAGCGGATTTAAACGAAACTTCACTAGAAGCGGCTGTTATTCAAATCTCTGGTTGGACGGATGAACGTGGCTTGTTGATTGCAGCTAAACCACGCAAATTGATTGTACCCGCAGCGTTGCAGTTCGTAGCAACGCGTTTATTAGAAACAGAAGGTCGCGTAGGCACAGCCGATAACGACTTGAACGCTTTGAAAAACAACGGAGCAATTCCAGAAGGCTACACGGTAAATAACTTCTTAACCGATAACAACGCTTGGTTCTTAACAACTGACGTGCCAAACGGTATGAAGCACTTTATCCGTTCACCATTGAAAACATCAATGGACCAAGATTTTGACAGTGGTAATAGTCGCTTTAAGTCAAGAGAACGCTACAGTTTCGGTTGGTCAGACTCGTTGGGTATCTACGGTTCACCTGGCGCAAGCTGATAAGTAGTAAGTAACTATAGTAGATAAGGAAGCCATCTTCGTGAGGGCTTCCTTTTGTTTGACATATTTTTAAATAGTTGGTAGAATTGTATTTCCAATAACTAATTAGAGATACGGAAATGAAAACAAACCAAGTAATGACCTTAGACTTCGACGGAAAATCTTTGGAAATTGAACATAAAACGAAGATGGGGAGTTTAACCGAACTATGGGCAATCGGTAATTCAATCCGCGAAGCAAAAGGATTAACTCCCTTATTGATGTCACATTATCTACGCTCACCTGAAACACTTGAACTTGTACAGGCAATAGAGCGCAAAGAAGGTATAATTTCTAAATGTGCGGATTCCGCACATTTAGAAAACGGGACTGTAGCAACGATTCAATCAGACCTAATTAGAACAAAACGTGGTCGGCATGGCGGTGGGACATGGGCGCATATCTATTTACTATTAGATGCTGCTGCAAGAATGGACGCAGATTTCAAAGTTAAGATGTTTGATATCCTAATCGAAGGTAAGCTGCTAGAGTGGCGTGATGATAGTGGAGACTCTTTCAAAGCCTTGAATATGATGATTGAGCAGGAGTTAGTAAAAGATACAGCAAAATCTAAACCCTACTACATTCGTGTGGCTATGGCGGTGAAAGAAAACGTAAATCCTACAGGGGGGTCATGGAACACCGCTACCTACCAAGAGCTAAAACGCAGAGATACCATTGAGAATCAACTGATGGCAATGCTAAAAATGAAGTTGATTAGAGACATAAATCACATGACGCTCATTGCCAAAACAATGTAGGTGGTATAAACTCTCCGCGCCATAGAAGTCCTCTAAGCCCATAGTTATTGTCGTGATAGGTATGGGCTTTCTAATGCTTGAAATAAAACCAAAAATAAGGTATAAGGTGCGTAAATCTAGGCTTCCTTTATTTGCGCTGACCGACCTAGCGGACACCACAGACGGCGTACTCTTAGTGAGAAATTATCATGGGTTTATCTACACACTTAGGTCCTTGGCTAGTTGGTACAGTTAAAGATACTACAGGCACCACAGCAGGAACTATCCGCAACATTGGCACATCAGTTGCCATCCAAGCAAACGCCATCGCAGCCGCACAATTAGCCGCAGCGACTACAGCTACCACAGCTTTCGTTGTTCCAGCGGGTTCAATTCTTATCGGCGCACAGTTCTATGCAACCACTACCGTTACGACAGGCTCAACAGCAACTATCAAATTGACCTTAAATGGTACAGATATTACAGCGGCTACCACTATCTCAGGCACAGCAGGTGTATTTGGTTTGACCTTATCGGGTACAGGCGCAACAGCAGCAGGACTATTGGCTAACGTAGGCTCAACAGATGCCGTAATCACATACACAACCGCAGCAGTAACAGGTGGCGCAGGTGTATTATTACTTGAGTACGCAGTACGCTTGGCTGACGGTACATACGTTCCTACTTCTTACACAGCATAGTAGGTACTGGATATGTCTTATACAAGATATAAGGCTAGCGTGGTCACCCTAACGGGTGTACCACAAACTAGCACAGGTTATACAAACACCACACAACCATTGTTCGCTTCCGTAGGTGGCAGAACTATCCAAGCGAAAGCCACTAATATCCCTACAAACGTCACCGTAACTATCAACTGGTTTGGTACAAATATCTGCGTACCTGATTCCCCTGCATCAAGCACCACGGGCGGATATAACTTTGCACAAACGGTTTTAGGTGGAGCTGTATGGACAGCAGGACCAGATGCTTCTGGAGCTACTTTAACTAATGCTTGGCGACATATTTACGCACAGGTCACTGTGAGCAGTGGTACTGTTACAGGACTTACCTTATCCACGGGAGTTTAGTATGGGTACTACGACAGAAACAGGCTATAGTCAACAAGTATCCTACAACGGCAGCTCGATAGTTTTGCCTAAAGAACAGAATAGTGGCATCAAGGTAGACACAGTAGCACCTACATTCGGATGGAAAGACATTACCGGTATATTATATCCTGATACAGGTGGGGCAAACGCACCCGCGTTAGGCACATTTCGCGGGGGTAATATCAGACGATTTAGTTACGCAGTAGCAGATAAGTGTGATTGTGAGTTCCATATCCCACATGATTACGCGATGGGAACAGATGTTTATGTGCATGTGCATTGGTCGCATAATGGTACAGCTATATCTGGAAATATGGTTTTCACTATCGCGCACTCTTACGCAAAAGGGCATAACCAAGGGGAGGCTTCAGTTTATCCCGCTGAGAAAACGGTAGTGCTTACTTATGTGACAACCAACATCGCTACTACACCACAGTATATCCATCGTGTAGACGAGGTAGCAATTTCAAGCGCAGGTGGCAGCGCAACACTTATGGATACAGCAGCAATTGAGCCAGATGGTGTTATTGCAATCAATCTTACTACCACAACGATTCCTACGATTACAGGGGGTTCACCTAATGAACCGTTTATTTTTCATATAGATTTGCACTACCAATCTACGCAAACAGCCACGAAAAATAAGTCACCTGACTTCTGGACGTAACCACAATGCACGACGCATTACATATTGATACGGAATCTATACCTATGATGGAACTCGCTGTAGGTACGCTTTTAGGCGTTCTAGCATGGTTTATAAACACCGTTAAGTCCATGGCTGTTAGTAAAATAAACGAGCTTGAGTGCAAGCACAACCAGAACACATCTCGCATCGAGAACCACTGCGAAAAACTGAATGAACACCGCACTGAGATTGAGCTGTTAAAACATACCAGTGTTAAACGTGAAGATTTAGACCGAGTATTCAGCAGCCTACGCGAAGAACTTAAAGATGATATTGACAATGTGTTCGTGCGTGTCCAAGAACGCGTAGATGCTATCTACGCACAAGGCTGTGGTAACACTATTCGATTAAGCAAACAGAGACACGAAGATGAAAAAACCAAGTAAAACAAACAAACTATTTAAAGGCAAAGAATCCTATAAAGAAGAATTCAACGAAGCTAAAGCTATCAAATCAGGCAAGTTATCCCCTAAACAGTACGCTACAGGAGAGAAAAGCGAAGACATGAAAAAGATGAAGAAAGGTGGCAAGACGAAATGCTACGCCGATGGTGGGGAAACATACCGCGATGCTACTGACGCTCCTGGAGCATATAATAACATTGGCGCACAAGCACGCAGATTACGCGCTGAAGACGAAGCAGCTAAAAATATCAAAGGCGGCTCAGAAGGTCCTACACGACCATACTCAAACAAGTTCGCCGATGAAGGCGCAACAGCAGTAAATACACGCGTAAAACCTCCCATGGGTTCACTGCTTCCTGCGACTAAACCCAGTACGCCTTCATCGCGCGTGCAAACGGGTATGACCTTAGAAGAAGCAAAGTCAGGTAAAACAACCCCCGTAGCGGCAAAAAAACCCGTAGTAGCTAAGAAACCTGTAGGTAAACGCGCCGCAAGCAAACCCTCAATGGGTGGCATCAGCGCAGCAGACTTAGAATCTTTCCGCCAAGAAAATATGGCAGATAGGGCTAAGGCAGATTTAGGTGGCAGCGCAAACGAAGATAATAACTTACCCGTCGGAGCAGAAGCCTACAAAAAAGGTGGAAAAGCGAAGTGTATGAAGTCTGGTGGTAATGTTCGCGGACACGGCGCAGAGCGCACGGGGCGTACTAAAGGGCGGTTTATCTGATGAACTTAACAGGAACAGCGACATTTAATCTCGACTTAGGTGACACCATTGAAGAAGCCTACGAGCGTTGTGGTCAAGAGGTACGGTCAGGATATGACTTTCGTACGGCTCGGCGGTCGCTTAACCTGTTGACTATTGAGTGGGCAAATCGTGGTATTAACTTGTGGACAATTGAAGAAGGTGTTATCCCTCTCGTTACTGGGCAGATTACTTACGATTTGCCTGTTGATACCATTGATTTGCTTGACCATGTTATTAGAACAGGTAGTGGCTCATCCCAAACAGACATCAACATCAGTCGTATCTCGTCTTCAACGTATGCTACGATACCAAATAAGAATGCTACAGGTAGACCCGTACAGTTGTGGATAGACCGCCAAAGCGGCGCGATTAACGCAGATGGTACTGTCCAGTACCCACAGGTGAACCTATATCCCGCGCCGAATCAATCAGACTACTATTTAGTATACTGGCGATTACGCCGTATCCAAGATGCTGGAAATGCGGTTAATGGACAAGATATTCCTTTCAGGTTGCTTAATGCACTTATCGCAGGGTTAGCCTATTTTATATATCAAAAGCAAGCCACCATTGACCCTAATCGACTTCAGATGCTTCAAACAGACTATGCAAGTCAGTTAGACATCGCTATCCAAGAAGATAGAGAAAAAGCCTCGCTTAGAATTGTACCCCAGTCGGCGTACCGCTAATGGCTAGTAAGTTTTCCTCAGGTAAGAAAGCCTTATTTTATTGTGACCGCTGCGGTCAACGGGCGAAATACCGCGAAGCCAAAAAGCTAACCATAAAGCTCACGCAGACTAATATCAAAGTGTGCAAGAGCTGTTGGGAACCTGACCAACCGCAGTTGAAAGTCGGAATGTACCCCGTAAATGACCCACAAGCACTCAAAGACCCTAGACCTGATAACGCTACAGAATCTAATAGAAACTTACAGTGGGGCTGGAATCCGATAGGGGGAGCGCGAGGTATCGATGCAGCTTTAACACCCAATAACCTTGTAGCAAAAACGTACCTAGGCGCAGTAACCATAACAACGTGAGAATCAAAATGAAAATATCAAACGCAAAACCAACCACAGGTGTAGCTATTGTTATCTCTGTAGGCAAAGCACCCCAAAGCACGGACGGGATGCAGAACACCAAGACCACAGGGGTTAAAATACGCGGCTGCGGCGCAGCAACTAAAGGAACAACAGCGCGTGGACCGATGGCATAATGACTTACGCCGAACTATGCGTCCTGATTCAGGACTACACAGAAAACAGCTTTACGGTTGACCAGCTTAATACGTTTATCCAACAGACTGAGCAGCGTATCTACAATGCTATTCAGCTACCTGACCTACGAAAAAACGTAACAGGTACGCTATCAGCCCATAACAAATACTTGCAATGCCCCACAGACTTCATGGCTATGCACTCGTTGGCAGCGGTAGATACAGCGGGGAACTTCAATTATTTGCTCAATAAAGACGTGAATTTTCTACGCGAAGCCTACCCAAGCGCGGCTACCGAAGGCGAACCGAGGTATTATGCACTGTTTGGTCCTCGCGCAGATAACGACCTATATTTAACATTTATTGTCGCGCCAACGCCTGATACTGACTACACGGCGGAGCTACATTATTTTGCTTACCCAGAAAGTATTGTGACAGCGGCAAGCACATGGCTTGGGGATAATTTCGATTCCGCGTTGCTATATGGGTCAATTATGGAAGCCTACATCTTTATGAAGGGCGCACCAGAACTCATGCAGACATACAAACAGTATTACACCGAAGCTCTAGCCTTATTGAAACAGCTTGGCGATGGTAAAGATAGACGCGACTCATATCGCTCAGGTCAAGTAAGGATGCCCGTAGTATGATAGTTCAAACACAGACCACCTCGTTTAAAGCAGAATGCTATCAAGCAGTACACAACCTGCTAACAGATACACTGAAAATCGCTTTATACACGTCTAGCGCAGACCTTACGCAAGCTACAACGGAATACATAACAACAGGTGAGGTTTCAGGAACAGGTTACACAGCAGGGGGTGATGTCATCACAGGGGTAACAGTAAGTTCTGACGGATACACAGTATATGTAAGTTTTGACAACCCCTCATGGGTAGGGGCGTTTACGGCAAGAGCAGCCTTAGTGTACAATGCAAGCAAATCTAATAAGTCTGTCGCAGTCATAGATTTCGGTACAGACAAGACAACGACAGGCAATTTTACTATTACCCTCCCACCTAATACAGCAACAACCGCACTCATACGGAGTTCAAACTAATGACAACAGAAGCAGTAAATAGTACAGAATCCACAGGCGCAACACTTATGCGTTCAGGCACTACACAAGAACAAGTATCCGTTAAAGGACACTACGATGTTGTATGTATGCGTGATGGCACAGTCGCGTGGGAAGATGCTATTGAGAACCTCGTGGTAACAGTAGGTAAAAATGACCTACTAGATAAATACTTCGCTGGCTCGACATACACCGCAGGTTGGTATATGGGCTTAGTAGACGGCACGTCTACACCAACCTACGCCGCAGGTGATACTTTAGCTTCTCACGCAGGCTGGACAGAAAGCACTGCGTATAGTGGGTCAAACCGTATTACAGTAGCATGGAACGCTGCGTCATCAGGTTCTAAAGCGTCAACCTCTACCTCGTTTAGCATCAATGGTACGGCTACCATCGCGGGGGCTATTTTGACACAAACCCAAGTACGCGCTACAACAACAGGTATTTTATACTCAGCAGGTAGCTTCACAGGGGGTAATCGCTCAGTTATTTCAGGCGACACCTTATTGGTCACTTTCACAGCGAGCGTGTAAGTCATGGCTCTTGTATTAGCGGATAGAGTAAAAGAGACCACCACTACCACAGGTACAGGAGCAGTAACTTTAGCAGGAGCAGTATCAGGCTTTCAGGCTTTTTCAGTTGTAGGAGATGGGAACGCATGTTACTACACGATAGCCGACCAAACAGGGACTAACTGGGAAGTAGGTATTGGAACATATACCTCAGTAGGAACATCACTAAGCCGAGATACAGTAATATCGTCATCTAATGCAGGAAGCGCGGTTACTTTTGGTACAGGGACTAAAGACGTGTTTGTAACATATCCCGCAGCAAAAGCGGTTGACCTGAGCGTAGCCCATACATTAACTTTAGGATACTATTAACATGGCTAAAATATATACGGCACCGATGGCTCAAACCATCAATAATTCAAACTGCGTTATTCAAACAGCAGGTACTAATAACACGGATGCACCTACTAACTCTGTTTTGCTTTATACCGCAGGCGCAGAAGGTTCACTAATTACTACTATCCAAGCGTTATATCGCGGTACAAATGTCGCATCTTCTTTGTACCTGTTTGTGAGTACAGATGGTGGCACAACACAGCGATTGGTTGATTCAGTTGCAGCCGCCGCCTACACCTACGCAACAACGACAATCAACCCATTAGTCTACTTTCCTACCGCAAATGAGGATTACCCTTTACGATTAGCCCCTAATGCTAAGTTGTATGTGAATACGGCTGTTACTGTAGCATCTGGGTATGTCGTCACTGCGCGTGGAATGGACTACTAAGATGAAAAGTAATTTACCAGCCTTAAAAAGGGAAAAAAGAAACTACTGGTATTGGGCTAGAGATTTGTTGGTTAATGGGTTGACAGTAGGGCGAGGTGGTGGGAACAATCCTCAGAATACAGCTAATGGTACGGGTGCCCTGTACAGTAACACCACAGGAAGCTACAACACCGCTAATGGTTATTATGCCCTGCGCCTTAACACCACAGGCACCCAAAACACTGCTAATGGTTCTTATGCCCTGTACAGTAACACCACAGGAAGCTACAACACTGCTAATGGGTATTATGCCCTGTACAGTAACACCACAGGTTCGGGTAACTCCTTTTATGGGTACAACTCAGGATGCTACCAACAAACAGTCTTAAACCAAGTAGGCATAGGCTATGAAGCACTACGAGGTTCAACTACTCCTGCTAATAACACAGGAGCGAATAATACTGCTGTTGGGTATCAAGCCCTGCTCAATAACACCACAGGAAGCAACACCACTGCTAACGGTTATCAAGCCCTACTCAATAACACCACAGGAAACAACAACACAGCTAATAGTTCTTATGCCCTGCTCAATAACACTACAGGCTACAATAACACTGCTAATGGTTATGCAGCCCTGTTCAGTAATACTACAGGCGTTCGAAACATAGCTAATGGTATGCAAGCTCTGTACTATAACACCACAGGCACTCAAAACACAGCTAATGGTATGCAAGCTCTGTACTCTAACACCACAGGCAGTAGCAACACAGCTAATGGTATGCAAGCTCTGTACGTTAACACCACAGGCAGTAGCAACACAGCTAATGGTTATTATGCCCTGCGCCTTAACACCACAAGCAACAACAACACAGCAGAAGGTTATCAAGCCGCTTATAGTCAAAACAACCAAACCATTACCGCAGGGGTATTTGTAGTTGGCGCAAGCTATACCATTCTTACAGTAGGGACGACCACTTTTACAACCATCGGTGCCTCTGCAGATACTATTGGTACGGTATTCACGGCAACAGGGGTTGGCTCTGGTACAGGCACAGCGACCTTAAATCATCAAACCTCAGCGTTAGGTTATAACTCTGGGTATTCAAATCTATCGGGACATAATACTACACCTTTAGGCGTTAATGCGTTATATGCCAACACAGCCTTCTACAATGTCACAGGTGTAGGCGCAAACACAGCCGTTACAGGTTCAAACCAAGTCCAACTGGGTGATTCAGCCACTACGACCTATGCTTACGGGGCAGTTCAAGACCGTTCAGATATTCGAGATAAAGCGGATGTTCGTGATACCACTTTAGGATTAGCATTTATTGAATCCTTACGTCCTGTAGACTTTAAGTGGGATAAGCGTGAAGATTATCGTACTCCACCTCCAGTTAAACCTGAGTACCCAGTTAAACCTGCTCAACCAGAACGAGTAGATTCTTTACAGCTTGAAGGTGAACTAGATGAAGATTACAGAACTCGGATTGATGCTGAATGGCAAACAACCTTAGATACTTTTGAAGCTGAGTACAAAGCCCTAACCGATGTAGTTGATGCTGAGTTTGCTGGTGTACACGATGCTTGGTTAGAATCTAACAAACTCGCTAACATTACACATGATGGAACACATAAACGTAGCCGTTATCATCATGGTGTAATTGCTCAGGAAGTCCCCGCTGAGTTTGGTGGCTTACAGAATCATGCTTTAAAAGGTGGTGATGATGTTTGGTCAGTCGGGTATGAAGAATTTATTGCTCCGATGATTAAGGCAATACAGGAATTATCGGCTGAGAATAAAATGTTAAAGGCACATTTAGGATTGTAGTATGTTCGGGTTCTCTAGCTTTTCTGAAACACCATTTTCCGCACAAGTAGTCACAGGGCAGTCAGGCAGCACCGTAACAGAAACCCTAACAGGCTCAGGCGTATATCTTGTTGGCGGTACATATAATGTGGGTGTCGCTGAAACCCTAACAGGCTCAGACGTTTTTCTTGTTGGGGGCATCTATAGTGTAGATACTACTGAAACGCTAATAGGCTCAGATGCAAGCGTAGCTATTCAAGGGTACAGCGTAGATGTAGCTGAAACCCTAATAGGCTCAGATAACTACGGTGTGAGCAGCGCATACGGCGCGGGCATATATGAAATGCTAACAGGCTCAGACGCATACCTTGTCGGTGGTACATATAATATAGCTGTAGCTGAAACATTAAGCGGTATAGACAACTTAAGGGGTTTGCTTAGTATCATAACAACGACTACGGAAACCGCATCCGCAGGGGGAAGCAACCTAGCTGTCGCATTGCGTGTAGGTGATATAGCAGAAACCCTAGCCCCAACTGCTACCCAGACAAACACAGCTAGTTTAGTAGGGCAACTCACTGAAACAATCCCTAACGCAGACACACTAAGTTCCATCGCTACATGCGTTAATACCCATACCGAAACAGCAAACGCTGTAACTACCCAATCTTGTGTGTACACAGCTAGGCTATCAATAAACGAAAACCTAACACCTTCAGACACTTGGGTTTCACAATTCTTATGGAATAGTATAAATACCGCCCAAACACCTAACTGGGTTACAATTAGCACCAACCAAACACCTAACTGGACAACAGTAGTTACATATCAGGAATAACGATGACAACAGCGTACACAAATCTTTTAGGGTTAGCCCTACCCGTAGACGGGGAATTAACAGGTGCATGGGGTCCAGTAATTAACAACTCTATTACATCGCTCATTGAAGATGCTGTAGCAAACTTTGCTACGCACGATATCACAGCAGGGGACTGGACACTTACCACTACAGGTAGTGGTACATCAAACGAAGCGCGTATGGCGATGCTGGTAGTAACTGGTACACCAGGAACAACACGAACTATCACCGCCCCTGGGCATAGTAAAATGTATTTGGTGAGTAATCAGTCCAACGCGGCGGTGACAGTAAAATCCGCATCTACAACGGGCGTAACAGTAGCAGCAGGGCAGAATACTATCGTCGCGTGGAACAACGTAGACTTTGTAGAGATTAAATCCACCCAAGTGCTAAATTTAGCAGGTGGCAGCGCAGGTAAAATACCTTATCAAAGCGCAGCGGATACAACAGCCTTCACAGCCGCAGGGACATCAGGGCAAGTCTTAACCAGCAACGGTACATCGCCACCAACATGGCAAAGTGTGAGTTCATCCTCAGCTAACCTCACAGGTGGCGCAGCAAGTCAAATCCCCTATCAGTCAGCACCAAGCACCACAACATTCATTGCTAATGGAACATCAGGGCAAGTCTTAACCAGCAACGGAGCTGGTGTACCCTCATGGAACACGCTACCCACAACTATCTCAACAGCGTCTAATTTAGCTGGCGGCAGCGCAGGAACTATTCCCTATCAGTCAGGCTCAGGCGCAACGTCAATGCTCGCAGCAGGGACTTCAGGGTATTACCTAAAAAGTAATGGCGCAGGTGCGCCTTCGTGGGCAGCGGTATCAACATCAGTAGATACAGGGGCATCATCTAACATCAATGGGTTACTGAAAGGTAATGGCTCAACCCTGAGCGTAGCCACAGCGGGTACTGACTATTTAGTTCCAAGTTCTACCGCGATAGGTACATCGGGTTCTGTAACATTAGCAAATTGCATGTATGTGTATAAGTATGACGCATCATCAACATCAACCAGAAGCTATACCACGCAAAATATGTCAGAACAGTTTGGTGGGACAGCGGTAATAATTTCAGGCAGGTGGGACACAGGACAGTATTGCTTTTGGTTAGGTAATGGCAATGATGTTGATTTAGGTCGTAGCGGACAGCCAGTAAAAACCATCTACACTCAGAACTCAGTTGTTGTAGTATCAGACAAACGCGAAAAAACAGAAGTCACTCAGACATTAGGTCTTGATTTTGTTAAAGCCCTTAAACCTGTGAACTATATATGGAAAGTTGGTGGTTATGATACATCACATATCGAGGGGGAAAAAACAGCAGAAGAATTACTAAACGAGCGCGTCCCAGTTCCAGGCACCCGAATCCACGCTGGTTTCTTCGCTCAAGACGTTAAAGAAGCCTTAGACACATTAGGGAAAGATTTTGGGGGTTGGGTAATTGAAGATAAGAACGACCTCAACTCTAAACAGATGCTTCGCTTAGAGGAGTTTATCTCACCTATTGTTAAAGCTATTCAAGAGCAGCAAGTGATGATTGAAGATTTACAAGCGCGTTTAGCAGCGTTAGGAGGTTAATATGCAGTGGATTATCAGTAGACTAAAAGAACCTTCAACCTATTTAGGGATGTTTGCTATTGCCAGTGCATTCTTTCATATTGACCTTTCACCAGAGCAACAAGACGCGGTAGTTGAATTAGCTATCGCCCTAGCTGGTGGTGGCTTAATTGCGACGAAGGGGTAAGTATGTACGAAGAACTCAGTAAACAGTTGACCTTTGAAGAAGGTAGAAAGCTCAAAAAGTATAAATGCACCGCAGGGCATTGGACAACAGGTATTGGACATAATCTCGACGCAAAACCAAAAATGCGTGGTTGGACTATCCCTGATACCATCACAGATAAAGAGTGTGACGCGATATTTACGGTTGATATCCAAGACACCGCTGAGTCCCTAACTAAAGCCTACCCAAACCTGCGCAACCTAACACCAGCTCGCCGCGATGCACTGCTTAATATGGCATTCCAAATGGGAACAGCAGGGGTGATTAAGTTTAGAGGTATGATAGCTGCCTTAGACAATAAAGATTGGCAACGGGCTAAGGCTTGTGCATTAGACAGCGCATGGGCAAAACAAACCCCTCAACGCGCTGCTCGCGTAGCCCACCAGATAATGACGGGCGAATACTACAAGGTATAACGATGCTGAAAAAGATAACCCTGAAAAGTGGCGTAAATCTCGAAAATACCAGCTACTCTTTAGAGGGCGGCTGGTATGCGTGTGATAAGATTCGCTTTCGCCAAGGCACGCCACAAAAGATAGGCGGGTGGAATAAGATTTCCAGTGCTATTTATGAAGGCACATGCCGTTCACTGTGGACATGGGAGACGCTTGCTTATGTAAATCTCATCGGTGTGGGTACAAATATCAAGTTTTATGTGTCGCGTGGTGGGTTGTATTACGACATTACACCTGTAAGATATTCTCAAGCATTGAGCGCAGCCTTTATAGCGACGAATGGGTCAAAGACACTTACAGTCACCGCCGCAGGGCATGGGTGTCTTACAGGTGATACCGTTACTTTCGATGGCGTAGCCGCGTTAGGCGGCGCGCTAACATCAAGTGTTATTAACACTACATTTAAAGTAACTGTCACCAGTTCAAATACCTTCACAGTACAAGCAAGTGTAGCCGCCAACGGCGCAGACACAGGAACAGGAGGTAGCGCAGCGCGAGCTGTGTACACACTAAATGTAGGTTCAGATTACCAAGCACCGAGCAGTGGTTGGGGCGCAGGAGCTTGGGGCGCAGGAGCTTGGGGTACTGGTACGGCTTCAACTGCGAATATACGTCTGTGGGCGCAGAGCAACTACGGGCAGGATTTGATTTTCGGGTATCGCGGTGGAGCTGTCTTTTATTGGTATGCAAATCGCGGCGTAACATCAAGCCCTGTAACGCTATCTATTGCTACTCCCGCTGTACTGACGGTACCTAGCGCATCGCTTATTACGGAAGGCGCACCTGTGATATTTGAAACTACAGGCGCACTCCCTACAGGTGTGGATACTGGCACGACATACTACGCTCGCAATTACAACAGCTTAACAGGTCAAGCCAACTTATCTGCTACACCTACAGGCGCACTCATTAATACCACAGGAACACAACTAGGCACGCATTATTTGTCTTATCGCGCTGTGAATCTATCCACTATCGCGGGTGCGTCGGACGTACCTGTTATTCAAAATTACCTTTATGTATCTGATTTATACCGCTTTGTGTTTGCTTTTGGTTGCAACGACTATGGGTCAACCACCCAAGACCCCCTTTTAATTCGCTGGTCTGACCAAGAGAACGCGGCTGATTGGACAACGCGAACTACTAACCAAGCAGGGTCACTGAAATTAACCCGCGGCTCACAGATTGTCACCTGCCAACAAACCCGCCAAGAGATTGTAGTTTTCACGGATTCCGCTGTGTACGCTATGCAGTATTTAGGCTACCCCCTTGTATGGAATGCACAACTTATTGGGGACAATATCTCGACAGTAAGCCAGAATGCCGTATGCGTAGCTTCGGGTGTCGTGTACTGGATGGGAAAAGATAAGTTCTATATTTACGATGGGCGTGTACAGACATTAGAGTGTGATTTGCGCCAATACATCTTCTCAGACATCAACACCAGCCAGCTAGACCAATGTTTCGCAGGTACTAACGAAGGCTTTAATGAAGTATGGTGGTTCTATTGCTCGGCAGATGCTAGTTCAAACGACCGTTATGTTATCTATAATTACGCCGAGAAGATTTGGTATTATGGCACGATGGCGCGTAGCGCATGGCTTGATAGCGGCATTTTATCTAAACCTCTCGCAGCTACCTATATAAACAACTTAGTAAGCCACGAAGATGGTGTTGACGATTACTCAAGCACGTCCCCCGCAGCCATATATTCCTATATTGAATCCTCTGAAATTGATATGGAAGATGGGGATAGCTACGTCTTTATCCGCCGTGTATTACCAGACTTTAATTTTAGCGGTTCAACCCTAACCAACCCCTCAGTTACACTTACTATATCCCCGATGCTCAATTCAGGGTCAGGGTACAAAAGTCCCATGTCTGTAGGTGGTGTAGCCAACGCAAACATCGCACGCAGCGCGACAGTACCTATCGAAGCCTTTACTGGTCAGGTGTATATTCGCGTCAGAGGTAGACAGTTCACACTTAAAATCGAAAACAACGAGCTTGGGGCGCAGTGGCAAAGCGGAGCGCACCGTATTGATATACAGCCTGATGGTACACGGGGAACATAATGGCTAATGATATTAGACCTCCTAAAGCCCCTAACCTCCCCCTAGCCCCAGCCGACTACGTTAGGTCGTATTTCGACCAGTTTGCTAACATATTGCGTATGTATTTCAACCAACTAGACGGCTACAATACCATCACAAACTCGGCTATAGGCAACTTCCAAGCGCGAACTACTCAGACACTAGTAGGAGCTAATACGGCTAAGTTAGTATCACTTGATATGGTACTTGAATCCCTAGGGGTGAACTTAGACACAGCGACATATCGAATGTCTGTCATGCAGTCAGGAAGGTATTTGTTTGTGTTTGATGTTCCTAGTAGCGTAGGGGGCTGGGGTGGCGGGGCTGGACGGTACTTTTGGTTTAGACTTAATGGGGTAGATATTGTAGAATCCACGCATATTATGTCAGGCAGTTGCATGATTAACCTAACACCCACAGATTACGTCGAACTTTATTGGGCTTCAACCAGCGCAACAGACACGATATCACCCACTGCGGCTACTGGATTCTGTCCTGCAATGCCCGCTATCAACATCAATATAACCTTTGTAAGCACATGACAGACCTTGTACCTGATATTGATTTTAGACCTCAAATCGAAGCCTATGAGCAGGTGGCTATAGGCTACACACAGACAGAAAGCGAAGCCTTACACTATGTCATCAACGGGGTATATGCACGAGCTGTATTTATACCCGCAGGGCAGCTCGTTACAGGTAAGATTCACAAACACGAGAGTATAGGGATTCTAGCTCAAGGCACCATGCGGGTCACTAACGGAGCGGATTCAGTAAAGTTAATCAGCGCACCTTACATCGCGGTTGAGCAACCAGGAATAAAACGTATGGTTTACACAGAAACAGATTGTACCTTTATCACAGTTCACAGAACTGACCGAACAGAAATACAAGACATTGAGGATGAGTTAGTGTGCAATACATTAGCCGACTACGAACAACATAGAATAGAGGTATTATCATGAGTTTTATTGCTAGTATGGTATCAGCGGCTATTGCGGCGGAAATCGGCGCAGGGGCTTTAGCTACTATGGGTGGCATCGCTGCTACGGGCGCAGCGGGCGCAGGTTTAGGTGCGGGTATCGGAGCTTTAACAGGCGGAGATATTGGTGAAGGCGCATTGATGGGTGGTATTGGTGGTGCGTTAGGCGGCGCAGGGGCGCTAGCTGGCGGGGCTACTGCGGGTGCTGGAGCTATTGGTTTAACCTCAGAAGGTGGGGCGTTGGCGTCCGCGCCAGTAGCCGCAGGGTCCGCAGCATCCGTAACGCCTACAGCCCTAGCAAATGCAGCTCCTATAGTTGAGGGGGCTACTGTAGCTCCTGTAGGGGCATCAGCTATAACACCGTCGGGTTTATCAATGCTCGCCCCTACAGGGGAAGTAGCCAGCAGCGCAGGAAATGTCATGGCGCAAGGGGCAAACGTAATAACCCCAACATTTAGTACAGGTAGCCCGTTGGTAGCACAAGGTGCATTGGGTCAAGTAGCAACTCAAGGCGCAGCCGAGAGCTTACCTCTAGGTCAACAAGCGATGAATGCTATGGGAGCTACACCAGGCTCGGCGATGTCACAATATGGTGGTAGTGCGCTTCAAGGCGCAGCAGGAAGTATGGGTATCCAAGGTATTTCTAATGCTGTAACAGGCAGACCAATTACTGAAGGTATGGGCGTAGCAGGTGTAGCAGGCGGTGTAGGTGGCGCAGCTACTCAAGGTTTGGCTGGTCAAGCAGGCAGTGAAGGTATGATGGGTAAGATAGGGCAATTTGCTAAAGACAACCCCCTGATGACAGCAGGGGGTATAGGGTTACTGGCTACGCCTGTCGTAAATAGTATGTTTAATGGTTCAGAAGATACCTCAAACCAACCGTCAGACAATATCAAAGCGGACTCACGTTGGAACGCCGCAGCCTACAAACGCCCTACACTTCGTACACAGTTCGCCCACGGGGGTGATGTACCAGCAAGCGGGATTTCGACACTAGGTAGTTATTCAGATGGCGGGCGATTACTAAAAGGTCCGGGTGACGGCGTTTCCGATTCAATCCCTGCTGTTATAGGGGGGAAAGAACCCGCACGTTTAGCTGAAGGCGAGTTTGTAGTCCCTGCACGGATTGTGTCTGAACTAGGGAACGGCTCGACAGATGCAGGAGCTAAACAACTTTACGCCATGATGGATAGAATACAGGGCGCACGCCACAAAACGATGGGCAAAGGGCAGTTCTCAGAAAACACCCACGCCGCACGCCAGCTACCTGCATAGGAGAAATACATGGCGCTTACCGATGCACAACAATCCGAAGTAACCCGACTAATAGCCGCTTTTAAAGATAAAAATGTTACTACAGCAGACACAGCTAAAGCAGATGTAGAAGGTAATACAGATAACTGGAAGATGATTGACCCCGATGTTATCCAAGCAATCTATGACCAGATTGAAAACGGTGGGACAAAAAAAGACATACTAGGTAGTTCTAGTTACAAACCCGCTATACCTAAAGTGAATTTTGGTACGTCAAACTTCGCGGGTACAACTACGGGAACTACGGGAACTACGGGAACTACGGGAACTACGGGAACTACGGGAACTACGGGAACTACGGGAACTACGGTAGTCACGCACGATAACTCTAGTAAAGAAACCAAAAAACCTGATAATGTTTACCCTGTAGATTTAGGGATAGACCCCCAAAGTGTAATTCGCCAGATTATAGGTCTACTACGCGCTCAAGGGGGCGATACTCTCTCGTCTGCTGACAAAGCTAAAAGTGCTATCGAAGCTATGGCTAAGTCAGAAACAGGGGTAGACTACAGACCCTTTATAAAAGCCAACGCTGACTTATGGCGTAGGGAATTAGTAACCGAATTACCTGATAACTCACTCGCTGATTCTAAACAAGCCGCCGCAGTAAACGCGGCTTTTGACTTACCCTCGACAGGAACAGACGCAACAGCTGCAAACGAAGCCGCAGCTAAAAAAGCAGCCGACGAAGCCGCAGCTAAAAAAGCAGCCGACGAAGCCGCAGCTAAAAAAGCAGCCGACGAAGCCGCAGCTGAAAAAGCAGCCGACGAAGCCGCAGCTAAAAAAGCAGCCGACGAAGCCGCAGCTAAACCCCCTGATTTAACCAACCCGTTTGTGGCAGCTACAGAAGCTAGAAAAGCACGCGCGATGTCTGACGCAGGTAAAACATTTGTCCCGCCTGTCATGATGGCGGCGGATACCGCCGCCATAACTAAAGCAAAAACGGATAACCCTTGGAGCGCAGAGCAGTTAAAGCAAGACGCCCTAGATGCTGTAGACAAACCCCTATTCAATCCGTATGCGAAAAACAAAGGTTACGTTTCTTCAGGTAACACGGCTATTGACGCAATGAATGACGCTAGAGCCGCCGCAGCGAAAACACCCGACACAGGTATCGCAAAACTAGCCGCGCAGGTAGCCGAGGTAAAAGAATCCCCTTTAACCAAACCAGAGTCTATCGCTACGCCACCAACCGCGCCGTATAGATTAACTGGTCCTGATGGACTGCCTATAAACTCAAACCCTGTACAAGTACCAACAGGTAATGACGTAGGTCAACCAGAGTTTCCAAAAATAACGCCTGTGCAGGGTGGTGTACCCCTTGACCAACAAGGAATTGCTGGTCTATCCCCGCAGCAGCTAACCCCTCAACAGCAAGGCATGGCGAATATGTTACTCGGTGGGGATTATATAGACCCAGATACCCGACAAGCACTGCTCACAGCAGGTAGAGCTGATGACCCCCGTATTGCTCAAGCATTAGCCGCGTCTATCCAGGTAGAGCAGCAGATATTAAATGGTGGGCAACCAACGATAACAGCACATGGAGGGCGTAGCATGGAAGCCCCAGTAGGGCAAACCCGTACACAAGCACCACAGGTAAACTCACCTATTACGTTACCTCCTGTCGCGGGTCAGCCTGTTACAGAGCAACGTGTACCTGACTACATGAAAGCCCCTGTGGCTAAAGAGAACCCAAGAGGTCCATACCAGTTAGCACCTGTAGCACCAGCAGCGATACCTGAGTTCAACACATGGGCTACTATGCAGTCTAACCAGCCAAACATGGCTAACTATGGAACACCCGAACAGATAGCAGCGCAGCAGCAGAAAGACGCAGCAGCGTATCACGCATATATACAAGGCTTGAACGACACGCACATCGCTAATACACAGGGCAGTAGCCAGACAGTAGGCATTGCTGGGCTTACTCAGGGTAGGGCTATAGACCAGACAGTAGCTAACAACCCACAAACCAACAACGTAGCAACAGTGGTAAGTCAACACCCGCAATTCCCTAATAATATGAGTACACAGTTTACCCAAGCTATCCCTGACTACGCTACACAGCAAGCCTTAGCCCAACCTGCGATAGACGCAGAAAACGCGCGTGTGGCTCAGATTATAGCCACGCAGCAGGGCGGTATATCCCAATTAGTAACCAACCCGAATGGAACTAAACCCCCTGCGCCGTTGACTAACTTGGTAGTGCGATGAAAGTATTACCTATAAAACGAGAACATATATGCCATGTATGGGATAGGGTTGAAGCTCAAGTAGCTAAAGCCCTTGAGTTAGGTATGATGACGGATATGCCTGAGTTTACTGTTGATGATGTTCACCAGCGAGTGCTTGAAGGCACATGGGAGCTTATGGTTATTATAGATGAGCAAGGACATATACACGGGTCGGGGGTTATGAGTTATACGGACTACCCTCTAGCGCGTATAGCCCACGTTGTTACAATGGCAGGTAAAGGTATATGCAAGCCAGAATTATTGCTACAATTCAAAGAAATACTAAAGATGCGTGGAGCTACTAAGATACAAGGTTTTGATAGACCCTCTATGGTTAGATTGCTCAAACGCTTTGGGTTAAAACCCCGTTACACTCTCATGGAAACCGACTTATGAAACTATATGAACGCGCAGTAAAATTTCTATGCCCAACATTCTACGGTGGCGGTGGTGGAGGTAACACAACCTCAACAGGTACACAAACGGTGTACCAACGCAACATACCACCAGAGCTAAAACCCTACTACGAGTTGCTGTTAAACGCGTCTATGAAACAGGCATTTACCTCGTCGGGCAATCCAGACCCAAACCCTACACCAATTATTAACACCCACCCACAAAATCGTACGCTTGAGCAAAACATGGGGGCTTATGGCGGAGCTAACCCCACAGCTCTGGGGGCATTAAGTAAGACTAGAGCCTATAAAGATGGTGGCGCGGTTAAAGGCTACAAAGCTGCTGGGGAAATCAGTCTAAGTGGGAACACCGCCGCGCAGTCTACGGGTTTTGACCCAAACATTAGTATTAGTGACACAGCCGCTAATACAGTCGCAGATAAAGCAGGTGTTGCAAGCTCTGACGTGACAGGCATGTTCAATTATGTCCCTTTTGGTGAAGATTCTACGGGGGCTATTAACTATAACGACTATGTAGCAAATTTTAGTGCGCCACAACAGGCAGCTATCCAAGACACGCTGAACCTACAAGTCCCCTATATGGAGGATGCTAAACTAGGTGCATTAAACGCAGGAACACAATACCAACAAACGGCGGACACCGCTGGCACAGCGTTTAATCAAGGGCAATCGTTAGGGTCAACTGCACTTACATCAGGGGCTATTGGTCAGCAGTCGGGGCTTACGGGTCAAGACATTGGGGTTTCAGGCGGCGCGTTGTATGGTAAAGCTGGGGCTAACGCAGGGCAATATGGTCAAGATTTAGGTGTATCAGGCGGTGCGAAATACGGTCAGCTTGGCGCGGATTATGGTGCTAATGCGGCTAACTTAGGGGTTATGTCAGGTGAATTAGGGGTAAATGCGGGTTCGTCTGTCAACGCTGCGGGCATGGACTTAGCAAATCGTGGGGCGTTAAGTGGTCAGCAGTATGAAAATAAGGCGACCAGCGCGGATACTGTCCAAGCCTACATGAACCCCTATTTAAAACAATCCCTTCAGCCGCAACTTGACTTACTACAACAACAAAATGACATCACGAAACAGAAAAATAACTCTGCCGCCGCCCAGGCATCTGCTTATGGCGGGTCGCGTCAAGCAGTTCAAAACGCCCTTAGCGACCAAGGTAACGCGCTATCAACCGCCAACTTATTAGGTCAAGGTTACAACCAAGCCTACAACACTGCACAGAACAACATCCTGCAAGGTAGTCAACTAGGTCAAGCGGGGTTAGGGTTAGCTAATCAGTCTTTAGGCACCGCGCTTCAAGGTACGCAGACAGGGTTATCAGGACTTAACCAAGCTATCAGTGGTCAACAGGCAGGTATGCAAGGCGCAGGGATTGGTTTGCAGGGTGTTAATACGGCACTGAGTGGCACAGCGCAGAATATGCAGGGGGCAGGGATTGGTTTGCAAGGTGTAGGTACCGCGCTTCAAGGTACAGCTCAAGGAATGCAGG